GACGCCAGACATTGCTCGCGACCCTCGTGCAAAACACCTAGATTGCATTTGCGAACCGGATGCTTATCAGGACCCTGTTAAAACATTTGAATGTGCTAAAACCCGAGGACAAGACGATTCTAGGGGGTTTGCATTTAGACAGAATCCCAAAAATGCGGGTGAACTGGAAATCAATAAAGATATACGCGCGAAAGTGAACCAGGCGGCGGCGGAGGCGGCGGCGGCGTAGATCAAGAGTCTTACAACAATTGACCCAATCCACTTAAAATGCATCGTTTCAAGTTTTTACAATTGCAATGAATTGTAAAAACAACCCAGGTTGCGGGACGTTCATTTTCTAGAATTCTTGGACTTCTTGGACTTCCGAGTCGATTTGGATTTGCGATGTTTGCGCCGAGTCATTTTGCGACGCTTCAAGCCGCCAACCAATGAAGGCACTTGTGGAACATTGAGTGGGGCGGTTGCCTCTTGTGCATCTGTCGGAGCGGCGGCTGGTGCCTGAACTGGTGCCTCGGTTGGCGCTGTTTCGGCTGAAGATGAAAACAAGTTATTAAGTTTATCACTGATGTTGCTGACGGTGCTTGAAACTGCAGCTGTGGCTGATTCTGTTGCCGACTTCAGCGTGTTATTCAAATCAGTCGCCGCAGTTGAAACCGTGCCGGCGATGGATGCAGGAGACAATGGAGCAGCGGGGAAAGCATCTGCCATGGTGTCTGGTTCTGTTGCTGTCGCTGCATCTGTCGCTGCATCTGCCATGGTGTCGGGCGCTGCATCTGCCATGGTGTCGGTCGCTGCTTCTGTCGCTGCCTCTGTCGCGGATGCAGGTGGAAGGTCTGATTCGAACGATGCCGACACTTCTTCCGGTTCTTCAAAAGAATCAGGAGCCGCATCCTCTGCTTTGGGCTTAATGGTGACTTCAAGGTTGTTTTCTTTCATGGTCTTCGTGATCCACTCAATGATTTTATCGGCGGTGCGTTCTCCGTCATATTCGCGCGGCGCCTTGTTCACCACATAGTAAACAATGGTTGGAACTCCGTTGACAGCATAATTGTGTTTGCGGTAATGGTCATGGTTCATGAAGTCGGTTTCATCTTGCCCAAGTTTTGCAACTGTCAGATTTGGATGCTGGGGCAATGACGCCAACACTTCATCCCATTCCGGTTCAAATTTCTTGCAATGTCCGCAAGTGGGGCTCGAGTGCAGCGCAACAAAATGATGGTTGTCTCGGTTCATTGCCTGTTTCAATTCAGACAGGGTGATGCCACCCTTTTGTTTGCGTCGCTTGTTGCCGCCCTTCTTTCTTAGGCGCCGTGTCCGATTGTGGTGCTTTTTATAGTGTTTCAGCGTTTTTGTCATTGTTTTGTTTTGCTTAATTGTGTATGTCCCTATACAGATTGTGCATAATTTAAATTCGTAAAATTAAATTATGTGTTAATAATATTAGCAACACACACCAACCAATACAAATATCAATCAATATCAATATCAATAAGCAAATGGTAACCCCCACCACATGCGCCATTTTAGCCATGTTTGTTATCGGACTCCTGTTCACGCTCACGCACACCAGCAAAAGCGTGCGGGAGGCATTTGAAGGCGCCACATCCGATGACGGGTCTTTTGCGCCGAACAAAAACCGGTGCCCGAACATCCTCATTCAAAAAGGGAGCCAGCTGTATTTGCACAACAGCCGCCTGGCCAACGTGCCCGGCGTGAACCCGCTTAAATTCAACAATTTAGAAGAGTATGTGGAATTCACGGAGTGGCAGCGCGGCCAGGGCATTCGCTGCCCGGTCTTGTACATGCAGCACTCGTTTGATGCGCAGGGCAAACCCGTCTACAAGATTCGCCCGAGCCCGCTGGACTTGCAGGGCGGACTGCCGCCGGTTGCGGACCCCGGCGCGGTTGCCGCAAATGCCAATGCCAACTTCATCGACGATGCCGACAAACCGCCCATGAATGCCAACTCGTACCCGGCGTTTGACCCCATGGAACCGAATGCCGGTTCCCCTAAAGACAACATTAAGAAACTGAGGGGGCTGAGCGCGAACCCCATGGACCCGAACTGGGGCGGCGACGCTTACACGCAGTCGCTGATTGACGCCGGCAAATATTCGGGGGATGAAGTCAGTATATTTGTGCCTTGAAAGAAAGCCTCTAAAGGTTGGTTGATTCAGTTGGCGCCGTCCAAGAATTTCAATGCAGCCGGCACAACCGTGCTCTGAAAATTCGTCATGGTGATGAGAGAATTCATCATCGAAATGGTTTTATCGCTGGGTGGCGACGATGGATTTGACTCGGAGATCATTTGCTCCGACAGCGCGTTCATGGACGCCACTACTTTTCCCTGGGTCCACGCGTCAATCATCTCCACCAAAGTTTCGTAAGTGATTCTATTGTTGCTGATCTGTAAAATCCCGACCATGGATTTTGCATTGTCGGTTAGAACATCCGACAATTTTTTAGCTACAACCGGTGGCGTATCCGACGATGAAGACGATGAATCCGAATCCGACGACATTGACCCCAACGAAAATCCTTCCCGACGGCGCCGAATGGCAGCCGCACTGGCCACAACATAATACCCCGCTAAAATGAGCACAGTGATCAATATGTATTTCAAAGTGGTGCCAATTTCCATGATGTTATAATGTGAAACGTATACATTACACCATTAAAAAATTATAAATGTTCTGAATGCATTGTTTGCTTAATTTGCGGTTCGTTTCTAGACGAATGTCGGCCAAGCAGTCGCCACTCCCGCAGGCTTGAAGCGCCTCCATGAGGGCGCGCAGCGTGGGGAATTGTTTCATGATCGCCGCCGCGGTTTTGCTGCTGACGCCTGGAATATTGCACAGCATTATCTCTCCAATGTTTTGCGGCGTAATGTTTTCGCACTTGACTTGTTTCACCTTGAGCACGCTGCAATAAGTCGGAGAACCGTCGGTTCCCCGAACCCCTCCCTGAGAGTGCTTGTCGCCCCCCGACAACTTGTCCGCGTAGTGATGAATGAGTTCGTATGTTTCCAGAATGGACATTGTGCGAACCACGCTGAACCCCTTGTAGTAATTGAGCGAACACATGGCCGACAACAGCGCCTTTTTGCTGATTTTGCTAAATCTCTCGTTGTATCGCGCCAAATCGCCCTCTATAACGTAAACCACGTTGTGATTGGGCACGTTGGGAAATGCTTGGAGCCGAAGGGATTGCTCCTTGTAGCGGCCGTCGAGAATGGAAGCCGCTAAATCTGCGAGGCTCTTGCGTTCGAACACAATGTAGTCGGTTTTGCCGTCGTCGGACGAGAGAATGACGTCGCCCACGGGGAGCGGTTCGGACCGCGTCGTGTGCGTCGTGCCGGTCAAGTTCAAACGAATGATGTCGTTCAATGCGTCTTCGCGCGTGTCCACCCTGATTAACATGATTTTGCAAAATATGTATCAAGTGCATGCAATTGGATAATTACTAATGTTTAAGTAATTATACACTAACAAATAAGTAAGGGACGTGCAAGGGACGTGCAATGGACGTGCAAGGGACGTGCAAGGGACGTGCCGTCCCTTAAACCCTGGCAGGACGTGCCTTAACCGTGTAGGTTTTCTGAGGGAAAGGTTCGGAGGAGGGGTGCGGGGAACGTAGTTCCCCGGTCCGTAGGTTTTCTGAGGGAAAGGTTCGGAGGAGGGGTGCGGGGAACGTAGTTCCCCGGTCCGTAGGTTTTCTGATGATTTAGAACAGACCCGGCCTGTACATGCGCGTGGGGACACCACCTTGAGTGGGCGCCATGGTCATGAGCTTGTTGGCCTTCAAGTAAGCAAGACCGGCAATGCAGCCCAGAGGCATGTTGCAGCCGCAGTAAGGCGCACGGGAAGTGATGGCATTGCTAAGGTTGGGGTTGCGTCCCTGCATGGTGATGAGGCCGCCCTTCTTGGGACCACCCAAAATGCACGTGTTGTTGGTGATGGATGGGATGTTTTTGGCACGCTTGGCGCCAGACATGTAGCCGACAGTCATTTTTGTTTAATTGTTATATTATGTCTAAATATTTTATTTTATTCACAGTCAGTCATCGTGGATTGGTGCGCATCAGTTGCCATTTGTGCAATCCGCAGCCGGCTTTAAATTGCTGATTTTATGCATTCTCAAATGGGCTTAAAGCCATACCTGGGTGTAAATGCATGCAACCCCACGAAAACATGCCTTCTCCTGCAATGGCGACATGCGACGGGCATTATCTCGAGCAAACCCAAGAAGACAAAGACAAGCAACCGCAACGCCTGACGTCCAAGTTGTTGCACGCCGAGGAATTCATGCCGACGGAAGACGGCGGCTTAATATTCAACCCCTACAATCCCGAAAACTATGAAATTACATTGAGTCAAATTCAATCTATTCTCACCGCCTACGGCGTTCCCGACCCTAAAGTGCACAACATCGAGCTGTATAAGCGCGCATTCGTGCACCAGTCGTACACGCGCCGCCCCGAGTTTGAGAACGCGGCGGAAAACATCAGTGTGGTGGACAAGCCGGCGGACTGCATGCCGCTGCGCTCCAAGTCGAACGAGCGCCTAGAGTTCCTCGGCGACGGCGTGCTGGAGTGCGTTGCCAAGTACTGCCTGTATCGCCGCTTCCCGAAGGAGAACGAGGGCTTCATGACGGAGAAGAAGATCGCGATTGTGAAGAACGAGACGATTGGCCGAATGGCCTACGAGATGGGACTGCACCGGTGGTTCATCATTTCGCGGCACTCGGAGGAGAAGAAGCTGCGCACGAACTTGAAGAAGCTGGGCTGCTTGTTCGAGGCGTTCGTGGGCGCGCTGTTCCTGGATTACAACAAGATTGCGATCAAAGATGAAGACCGCTGGTTCGAGAACGTGTTTGCCACGGGGCCTGGGTTCCAGATGGCGCAAATTTTCATTGAGAACGTGTTTGAGAAGCACATCGACTGGATTGCGCTCATTCGCAACGACGACAACTACAAGAACATTCTGCAGGTGAAAATTCAGAAGGAGTTCAAAACCACGCCGGACTACATTGAGCTCGGGCGCGACATGGAGGTGGGCTACACCATGGGCGTGTACTTGTGCCTGGGGCAGGAAATATACGAGACGTCGCCCGCGGCCGCAGTCCCTTTCTCCAACTTGAAGACGTTTGAGGCGGTGCACGCGGCGTGCGAAGCGGCGGGCGGGCGCATCCTGGTGTTTCTGGCCCAAGCCTCGCACAAAATTAAGAAGAAGGCGGAACAGCTGGCCTGCGATTGCGCGATTCAATGCATGCCTTAGATTTAGGAAATGTCATATTCATTTTGCGTAATTTTTGTGTTGTGCTATTTTATAATACTATTCGATGGAAGCTTTAAAACAACGTTTAAGTAAGATTGTTTCAGAGTTTAACCCGCGAAAGCTGACTAAGAAGGTTCATCCTGCTTCACATGCATCACACGCATCAGGCACTGAAATGAAAGAGATACGTAAAAAAGGTGGAAAAAAAAGAACCCGTCGGGTCAAGTCAAAGAAGAGCAAAAGCAAGAGCAGGAAGAGCAAGAAGAGCAGGAAAAGCAAGAGCCGAAGCAGGAGGCATTAAATAAATCAATTTTAATAATGATGCAACCCATTGTGTCATTATTAAATTACTATTATCTATTATATATTAGAGATAATAAGACAAAATAAGCAACAACACATCGGAATGGCGGCAGCAGTTGCTGTTTTAGACGCGCTGCGAAAAAAACCGGTTGCCGAAAAGAAGAAACAGTTTTCGGTTGCTTTTTTTGTTGCAAACCCACGAAAACAAAATGAGCAAGACAAGGATAAAGAACGAAGAGAAGAAGTTGAAGAACGAAGAAAAGAACGCGTTGATGTAGATGATGAACCGCATATGGACGAACCAAACCCAAGACCATCAAAAAACCCCATGGTTCAAATCACCGACAAAAGCGGTTTAAAACTGGTAAACCGGGAAGACATTTTAGCCAGAATTAAAGCCGCGAAAGGCATCATCACCGAAGCCGCACCCAATCCCCTCAATCTGACTGCGGCAAAGGTGGTCAGCATCGTGGAAGAAGCCCCGATTCCCAAGCTGAAAGGCCGGAAGCTGCAAAAAATAAAGCTCATTCCGGTTTCGGCAATACAGTCGGTCGAAAAGGTGGTGTTAAAAGAAGTGGAAGAAGTGGAAGAAGTGGAAGAAGCGGCAGAAGACCAAGCAGTGGACCTAGAACCCTTGAAGCAAAAGCGCGGCACTCGGAAGCGAACCGACAAGGCAAAGGCAAAAGAAGCAGAATCAAAAGCCAAAGAGCCAGAACCAGAGCCAGTTAAACCAAAGGCAGCAACTCCTGCAAAACCAATGGAACCCCTGGTTGCATCGGAATACTACTTGAACAACCGAGAGAAATTCGTAGAATTTATTAATAAGCTGTTCCAAAAGAAGTATCGCGCCGAGATTGTGGACGAAACCACTACGGTCAGTTGCGAAGACCGCCGCAGCGCCGAGCAGTTCGGCCTCCTCACGCACCAGAAGATCGTCAAGGATTACTTGAACCTGTATTCGCCGTATCGCGGCCTCCTCCTCTTTCACGGGCTCGGCAGTGGCAAAACGTGCTCCTCCATTGCAATCGCCGAGGGCCTCAAGTCCGACAAGCGCGTGTTTGTCATGACGCCCGCCTTCCTCCGCACCAACTACTTGAAGGAACTCAAGAAGTGCGGCGACGACGTGTACAAGCGGCCCCGCCATTGGAAGTTCGTGGACGCCGTTGAAAAACCGGAGCTTGTGCCGTCCCTCGCCGAAACGCTCGCAATCCCGGCCGACTACATTAAGAAGCACGGCGGCGCATGGCTGGTCGACCCCGAAAAACCCAGCAACTACGGCGACCTGAGTCCGAAAGACCAGGCTGAGGTGGACGCGCAGCTGAACGAAATGATTCAGCAAAAGTACACGTTCATCAGCTACAACGGCATTCGCGAGTCCCGGCTCAATGAACTGTCTCTCGGATACACCGTCAACCCCTTTGCCAATTCGGTGGTTGTCATCGACGAGGCGCACAACTTCGTCAGTCGCATCGTGAACCATTTGAAGAAGTCCTCGGACGACACTGCCGCCAAAAAGGGCGCTGCCGCCGCCAAAAAAGCGGCCACAAAACCCGAAGACGCGCCCATTGCACTCAACCTGTATCGATTCCTGCTCGACGCAGTCAACGTCAAGGTGGTGCTGCTGACCGGCACGCCCATTATCAACTACCCGAATGAGATCGGCGTGCTGTTCAACCTCCTGCGCGGCCACATCAAGACGTGGACGTTCCAACTGACGTCTTCGGCGCAAGGCATAACTGAAGCGCGGTTGCAGCAGCTGTTTCGGTCGTACGACATCATGGACTACATGAAATACATCCCCGCTGGCGGCGTGTTGACCGTGACGCGCAACCCATACGGGTTTATGAATGTGCACAAAAAGGACAAGCTGTATGAAGGCGTCTCCATAGACGAGCACGGCATGGTCAGCGACGACGATTTTGTTAAGAACATCACTGAGGTGCTTTCAAAGGCCGGAATCAAAGCAACCAAGGAGTCCACCGTGGCACACAAGGCGCTGCCCGACACGCTGGACGGGTTTGAAAAGTATTTCATCGATCCCGACACGGCGGAGCTGAAGAACATGGACGTGTTCAAGCGCCGCATTCTGGGCCTGACGTCGTATTATCGCAGCGCACAGGAGCAGCTGCTGCCGCGCTACGATGCCGCCGTCGATTTCCACGTGGTCAAAGTGCCGATGAGCAACTACCAGCTGAGCGTGTATCAGCAGGAGCGCTTGGCGGAAATCAACAAGGACCGCGAAGCAAAGAAGCGGAAGACGCTTGCCCCCTCGCGCAAGCCGAGAGGCGATGGCACTGGCACTGGTGCGGGCGCGAAGAAGGCATTGACATCGAAAGAATTGTTTGCGGAACCATCCAGTTCCTACCGCATTTTCTCTCGCGCAGCATGCAATTTTGTGTTTCCGCGGGAGATTGGGCGCCCCAAACCGTTTGGAAAGAGCATGACTGAAGCAGAAGGGGCTGCGGCACAGGAGGAAGACCTGGACGAAGACATCATTGACGCCGACAATGTGCGCGCCATTTCCAAGAACCCGGAAGGCGCGCTGGGAGTGGACGAGGCGGCCGAACTGCAGAAAAAAACCGCCAGCGAGGCGTACAAGCACTACGAGGACCGCATCAAGGAGGTGCTGGACCAGATGAAGCGCAACGAGGAAGAGTATTTCAACCCGCGTTCGCTGTCCATTTACAGTCCGAAGTTTCTGAAGCTGCTGCAAACCCTGCAGGACCCCAAACACGTGGGTCTCAATCTGGTGTACAGCCAGTTCCGCACGCTGGAGGGCATCGGGCTCCTGAAAATGGCGATGGAGGCCAACGACTACGCGCAGTTCCGCATTAAACACAACCAGGCAACGCAGCAGTGGGTCCTCGATGACCGTCCGGAAGACGCGGGGAAGCGTCGGTTTGCGCTGTACACCGGCACGGAATCCTCGGACGAGAAGGAAATCATTCGGTGCATTTTCAACAGCGAGTGGGACCAGGTGCCGTCCAGCATCCGCGATGACTTGTTGCGCATTTCGGGCAACAACTTTTACGGCGAGGTGATCAACACGCTCATGATTTCGGCGTCGGGCGCAGAGGGCATTGACTTGCGCAACGTGCGCTACGTGCACATTTTGGAGCCGTACTGGCACCCGGTGCGCATTGAACAAGTGGTGGGACGCGCCCGCCGCATTTGCAGCCACCAGGACTTGCCGCCCGACCTGCGCACCGTGGAAGTGTTCCTGTATTTGATGGTGTACTCCCCGACGCAGCTGAAGCCGCTGTCCAAAGAGGAAAAAACGGAGGCGGAGAAGGAGGAGGCGCTGCTGGCATCGTCCGACCCGAAAACCGTGGTGGACGTGTCGAACGCCGCGCTGAAATACGTTCGCGTGTCCAGAGAGCTGCGAGAGGGCGACACCAGCGTCAAAACGGATGCGCCCATCACCACGGATGAATCACTGTATGAAATCGCAAAGCGCAAGGAGGAAATCAACAGCAACATTTTGCGGTCGGTTAAAGAGACGGCCATTGATTGCGCCATTCACGCCAGGGCGGGCACCAAGGAGACGCTGAAGTGCTTCACGTTCGACAACCCGGACAACAAGTTCGCGTACACGCCGAACATTCAGGACGAAGTGATTGCACCCGATGCGTCTGGCAAAAAAACAAATGCCAAGGCAAAACCCGTGGCAGCACTGGCAACAGCAGCACAAGCACAGGTAGATGCGGCGCCTCTCAACAAAGAGGAGCGCAAACTCAAGATCAAGGAAATAACGCACGAGGGCGTGAAATACGCCATTGATGTGGAAACCAATGACGCATATGACTACGAAAACTTAAAAATTGGAAACCAGATATTGGTGGGGAAATTCATGGAGCTTGCACCGGGTAAATTCAAAATAGTCATGGACTAAGTTTCAACTGCAATTGCGCCATGATTTCGGCATGATTTGCTGCCATTCTCTCTTCCAATGCAATCATTTTATCGTAAATCTGCTGCAATACGCTTGAAGACTCATTTACGGTTGCTGCGCTTATCCTTTTGAATTTTGAAAAAATGAAATTCGTTTCTTCGCCAGATGCATTTGCATCATTTGCATCATTTGCATCATTTGCATCATTTGCATCATTGGGTTCAAACTGTTCAACCTCGTGTTCTTCTTCCACTATATTTGTCGCAGGTGTGGCCGAGAAGGACACCGATTTTTTGGAAAGAGGAGAAGGAGTTTCGGCTTTATTGCCATTAGTGCCAATCCACTGCTGCGCTTTTTTGATGTCTTCGGGCTTCAGCTGCACCAGCTCTCGCTCTCGCGCCGCCAGTTCCTGCGCAATGAGCCGCGACATCTCGTCGCCGATCGGCTTGTCCTCCAGCACGCCTTTGTCTTTATCGGTGAAGCTGACATCCGACGGTTTTTTAAGCGTCAAGAACGAGTCCATTTCGGCCTGCTTCTCTCGAAGCTGGCGCTCGAATTCATTGGCGCGGTCGCTTTGCAGGTCCTCGGCGCGATACACCATTTCTATTTTCTTTTTTTTCGGTGCAACAAGTGAGACCGGATTCGCAGAAGAACGAAGCGCCGGCAGCTCGGTTTGCACGAACTGTCGAATGATTTGCTTGTTTGCATCGTTCAACGATGACAATGAGGGCATGGTTCTGGACGCTAGCTGCACCGCCCGATCAAACGCCAGCTTGACGGGCTCGAATTGTTCCCGGGTGAGCCCGGTGAATGCGCCAGACTCCTGCAGCGTGGACCACAGGAGCTCCTTGTTTTGCGCGCTGCTAACAATGTCATTGAGATTGGATTGCTGTTGCTGTTGCTGTTGCATGTTTGAGAGATATTCCATTACAATTCCATATTTTTATATAAGTTTTGACGATTACATTCAATTAAAGACATGCAAATGAATGTAATCAAGTAAGAAACAACCATGGCATCCGAAGACAAGGAAGACAAGAGTAATGGTATCATTGTGTGCGGCGTGTGCAAGAATGTGGCCGGCACGCTGCCGGTCATTCGCGCGGCGTTTGAAGACCTCGTGAGCAAAGCGGGGGTGCCGTGCTGGGCCGTATTCTACGAGAACAATTCGGATGACGGCACCGATGCCGAATTGCTGAAATGGGCAGACGAAGCGCCGGACCAAGTCATCGTGCAGTGCGATAAAATAACGCGAGAAGAGGAGCTGGCGCGGGGCGTGGCACGCACGTTTGATAACAAACCCTGCCGCATGGAACAAATCGCGCATGCGCGCAACAAGCTCCTGGCCATGCTGGAGGGGGGACTACCGGGGAACCAAGGTTCCCCGCACCCCTCCTTCCGCGCCCCTCCTTTTGGGGAACCCACGGCACAGGCGCCTTTGCGTCCAGTGGAGGGAGGGGTGTGGGGCGCAATGCTTGGCACCGTAGGTTCCCTAGCCCGGTATGTGGTGATGATTGACATGGACAACCCCGTGCCGTTCCCGGTCAACGCCATTCTGCGCTGCATTGCGCGCGACCCTGACGGCTTTGACGCCCTCGTGTGCAACGGCCTGAACCCGTTCGGCTACATGTACGACTTTTACGCGTATCGCGACGCACAGTTTCCGTTTGGGCCCGAAATCATGCGCGAGGCGTTTTGGTCAGGACATCATCAATGCCAAGTGCAAACCGCCATGTACAATCGGACCCTGTTTTGCAATCGCATGATGCAGAAAAATTCAGCGCTGCTGCCCTACATTCCCGTCGCGTCGGGCTTCAACGGCTTGTGCATCTTTCGTTTAGACGCCATAAAAGGTATTCGGTATTCGGCCGTCCCCACCCCCGAAATGAACGCGGAGAACGAGGCAATGAAATTAATCCCCCCGTTGGCAAAAAATGCAAAAACACATGTCGATGGCGGGACCGTCGGCATGTACCTGTTTCCAAAAGACAAAGACAAAGACAATGTTGCGAACAACATGGATGACAAGGGCATCTTCTACTTCCACAATTCGGGCCACAACTTCCCGGTGGTGTGCGAACACGTGCCGTTCTTTGCGGCCATGCGCGCCAACAATCATCGACGCATCTACCTGTGCACCGACCTGGTGTGGAACTGGATTTAATGTGCATTGATTAAGAAAACGACTGGAAATTAGAGAGACCGAGTGGTCGCCAAACTAGAGGACTTACCTCACCTATGAATAAATGATGGCGATGCTGTTGTTGGTGGTTCAACCCCCAGTTTTATCGGCAATTTGAACGGCAGTTTGAATGTCGCTTTTACAAATGCCGCTGACTACTGGCAAAGAACAGCAGTATCTCAAAATGGGAGCTGGGTGGCGTCTGGGGGGGCATTTAGATTTAATAACACTAACTTCACTACCGCAACTATCTCAATACCAGACCTTGCTATTCAATGAATATTGTGATTACAGGTTCAATAGTGCGATTTTATAAACTCGTGGAAGTCCTGTTGTTGGGTCAGGTAAAGTTATACACATATGATGACCTGTGGTTATACCAGCACCAACAGAGGTAACTGTATTACCAGTAAGAGCAAGACCCGCACCACTTCCCGCCACATTATCTTTTGTAGCGAGTGTGAGCGTAGCACCTGCAGTAGAAGAAGAAGCAACATTTATCGCCAAACTTCCTGTGGTGGTTCTAATATTATTTCCATTCATATCAAGAGGTCTAAAAGAGTTGTTCTCGTTTTGCCCTCCATTAAAATTAAATGTTTCGCTCATAGTTCCATTTACAGAATTAAAAATAGATAATGTCCCGTCATTATTACCAACACCGATATTTTCAACCTTTGTTTGTATTCTGCTCCACTCAACAGGTGTTGCTGTTCCATCTAATGCGTATGAAGAAATTGCCGATATAGTATTTCCAGTTGTTGGTGCTACTGCCTTATCCATTCTTATTACACAAGCACCAACAGCAGTGGGCGATGCCTCTTTAAAAATAAAGTTTGGTGTAGCAGGTGATCCAGATTGTGAAGAGAAGTTTTGGAATACCTGTGAAGTTGAAATTAAAGCAGTTGGTTGACAATCAACAACTGAACCAGAACCTTGTAATTTTGCGTTCCCAGTTGCCACCAAAAACAATCTTCCATTTGTTGAAGCAATATCTAATCCAGTTGAATTTGTAGTAATAGTTGAAAGTTGATAAAGACCAGAATTAGGAATATATGTCTGTTGTATTCTACAACTTGTAGAATCACTAACCAAATCCATATCACTTGTCAAAGGTGTTGCCCCAGTTTCAACACATTTAATTTCAGTTCTTGCCTCCAAAGTTGAGCCGTTTGCTTGTGAATTATTAAAGGCAACTCTATTATTTGCTGTATCTGTTGCTCCCATATAACATGAGACAGACGAATTTTTTGTTGAATTAATAGCAATAGTTGTAGTATATTGTGCTGGTGTATCACTTGTAGTTAATAACAAGTTTGAACCAGAAGCACTTAATGTTTGTTGATAAGTATTGGAAGCGCTTGTATCATTCTTGTTTAATATTTTTTGTTCGCTTCCTGCTGACCCAGATAGAGTGTTAGATAGAGAAACGATAGATGTATCAGTAGTAGAATTACATATTATATTTTCATTCATACCATTACCACTTACAGATAATGTATGATTTGTATTATCACTAGTATCAAACGTATTAAAAGTATATCCACTTAAATTTGATAGTGCTTGAACTTTACTTGAAGATGTAATACCACTATCTATATATTTAATCTCCAACTCTCCAAGACTAACTCCTTGATTAAGAGTTGTAAAACCACTTTTTCCAGTAGATGTTTCAGTAAAACTTTCTTTAATTTCTGCTAATGTCCCACCTGTTGTTTGAATGTGAATTGTTTGTGATCTATCAAATGGTATCACTCCGTCATTACTCGCACCATCTAATGCAACCGCTGCGAAGTTGAATGTGTTTGTAATGGGATCTTGAAGATTAACTATAGGAACAGACGCAGTTCCAGTTATGTCAATATTGTTTCCCGCTTGAATTGTTACTGGAATTCCTTGTGGTCCGGTTGCACCGGTTGGACCAGTTGCACCTGTTGGGCCTGTTGCACCTGTAGCGCCCGTAGCGCCCGTTGCGCCTGTTGCGCCTGTTGCGCCTGTTGCGCCTGTTGCGCCGGTTGCGCCTGTTGCGCCTGTTGCTCCTGTTGCGCCCGTAGCTCCTGTAGCTCCTGTAGCTCCTGTTGCGCCTGTAGCTCCTGTTGCGCCTGTTGCGCCTGTTGCTCCCGTGGCACCTGTTGCGCCTGTTGCGCCTGTTGCACCTGTAGCTCCTGTTGCGCCTGTAGCTCCTGTTGCGCCTGTTGCGCCTGTTGCGCCTGTTGCGCCTGTTGCGCCGGTGGCTCCCGTTGCGCCGGTTGCGCCCGTAGCGCCTGTAGCGCCTGTAGCTCCTGTTGCGCCTGTAGCTCCTGTTGCGCCTGTTGCGCCTGTTGCGCCTGTTGCGCCGGTTGCGCCCGTAGCGCCTGTAGCTCCTGTTGCTCCTGTCGATCCCGTAGCGCCTGTTGCACCGGTTGCTCCTGTTGCACCCGTAGCGCCTGTTGCACCTGTTGCACCTGTTGCGCCTGTTGCGCCAGTTGCGCCTGTCGATCCCGTAGCACCAGTGGCGCCTGTTGCGCCAGTTGCGCCTGTTGCTCCCGTAGCGCCCGTTGCACCTGTTGCACCTGTTGCACCTGTTGCTCCCGTAGCGCCCGTAGCACCTGTTGCACCCGTAGCTCCTGTAGCTCCTGTTGCGCCTGTGGCTCCCGTAGCGCCTGTTGCACCCGTTGCTCCTGTTGCGCCCGTTGCACCTGTTGCACCTGTTGCGCCTGTTGCTCCCGTAGCGCCCGTTGCACCTGTTGCACCTGTTGCACCTGTTGCTCCCGTAGCGCCCGTAGCTCCTGTTGCTCCCGTAGCGCCCGTAGCTCCTGTAGCTCCTGTTGCGCCTGTGGCTCCCGTAGCGCCTGTTGCGCCTGTTGCGCCTGTTGCACCTGTTGCTCCTGTTGCTCCTGTAGCTCCTGTAGCTCCTGTTGCGCCGGTGGCTCCAGTGGCTCCAGTGGCTCCAGTTGCTCCTGTAGCTCCTGTTGCGCCGGTGGCTCCAGTGGCGCCGATTACACCCGTGGCTCCAGTTGCGCCGGTTGCTCCAGTGGCTCCTCTTGCGCCAGTTGCTCCTCTTGCGCCAGTTGCTCCTTCTGACACTTTCGACGGACAACAGCAAATTGTCCGATTTGCTAAATATGAGTTGTAATTCGAATATGACATTTGCATTAATGACATATTATTTATTCGTAATTTTTTAATATTTCAAAAAAAATACATGCACACACGCACGCACGCACGCACGCCCAAATTTCAATGCAAAATAACATCATCCATGTTAATTGTAAGCAGAGCATGCAATCAGATAGCTGGTTCCATCAAATGTAACTGTCAACAGTGCAACCGATGTGGTAAGAACCGTCACTGGAACTGTGAAATTGATTTTGTATGCGCCACTGGCAACACTAGTGTTTATCGATCTTGTTGCACCACTTGCAGTTGCATAAATGACATATTGCCCACCAGTGCGTCCACCCGAAAAATTAAATATGTTCACATCACCGGTGAGAACGACATTAAAAATGCCAGTTGATAAACTGCCAAAATTGCAAGCCAATGTGGTTGATGCAAACGTTGCGACAACTTGAATTGCGGGGAGAGTCAATTGGGTTGAAAAAACGCAACTGAAACCAGTGCCGGCATTTATGTTGATAGTGGATGTATTATTTATCGTGGGAACATTTGATATGGTTTGGTAATTCATGTCAATGCCTGTTGCGCCTGCATTATTTCCAATGATTAATGTTTGCGCCAATGTTTGAGTTGCGGCGGGGCCTGTTGCGCCGGTTGCGCCTCTAGCACCTGTTGCTCCCGTTGCACCTGTTGCTCCTGTTGCTCCTGTTGCTCCTGTTGCTCCTGTTGCGCCTGTTGCGCCTGTTGCTCCTGTTGTTCCTGTTGCTCCTGTTGCTCCTGTTGGGCTGATTGTTCCAGTTAATCCAACAAAAGAGGTGACTCTGAAAAAATTGACGACTAATCTTGCATCCACCCATGAAAATCGTTGACTGCCGCCGGTTGCAGCAGTCCCCCAGCTGATGTAAGTATTCGGATTAAGACCACTTGCAGTGCTGAGTGTCAGTGTGCCATGTGCTTGCAAATTTCCTCCAAAAGCGCCGGTTGCAACTGGAACCGAATCAAGCAATGTTGTTATATTGGTTGAAGAGTTTGTGGCTCTAACTTCATATGTGAACAAATATTCTGGTCGGGTGTTTCCACCTGCATTGTATGGGTTGAATTCAACTGCCCAAGAGAATACGAACAGTTCTCCTGACGGGATTGTGAAGGGTTGCGTGCTGTAATCATTTACACCCCAAGCGGATGGCGGGGGGAGTGCCACTTGATATGAATCTGCCAATGATGATGAAAAAATGTTGCTTCCTTGAGGGCCAGTTGCTCCAGTGATGCCTTGAATACCTTGAGGACCAGTTTCTCCTTGAGCACCAGTGGCGCCTGTTGCTCCTGTCACTCCTTGAATTCCTGCTCCTGTTGCACCTGTTGCTCCCGTGGCACCTGTTGCGCCTGTTGCACCCGTATCACCTGTTGCGCCCGTAGCACCGGTTGCGCCCGTAGCTCCCGTAGCACCTGTTGCGCCTGTTGCGCCGGTTGCGCCCGTAGCTCCCGTAGCACCTGTTGCGCCTGTTGCTCCTGTTGCGCCGGTTGCGCCTGTTGCACCTGTTGCGCCGGTTGCGCCCGTCGATCCCGTAGCACCAGTGGCGCCTGTTGCTCCTGTTGCGCCTGTTGCGCCGGTTGCTCCCGTGGCACCTGTTGCGCCCGTTGCGCCTGTTGCGCCCGTAGCTCCCGTAGCACCTGTTGCGCCTGTTGCTCCTGTTGCGCCGGTTGCGCCTGTTGCACCTGTTGCGCCGGTTGCGCCCGTCGATCCCGTAGCACCAGTGGCGCCTGTTGCTCCTGTTGCGCCCGTAGAGCCTGTTGCGCCCGTAGAGCCTGTTGCGCCAGTGGCGCCTGTTGCGCCTGTAGCTCCTGTTGCGCCTGTAGCTCCTGTTGCGCCCGTAGCACCGGTTGAGCCTGTTGCGCCTGTTGCGCCTGTTGCGCCTGTTGCGCCTGTAGCTCCCGTAGCGCCTGTTGCTCCTGTTGCGCCTGTAGCTCCTGTTGCGCCTGTAGCTCCTGTTGCGCCTGTAGCTCCTGTTGCGCCTGTTGCGCCTGTTGCTCCCGTGGCACCTGTTGCGCCTGTTGCGCCTGTTGCGCCTGTAGCTCCCGTAGCACCAGTGGCGCCTGTTGCGCCTGTAGCTCCTGTTGCGCCTGTTGCGCCTGTTGCGCCTGTTGCGCCTGTTGCGCCTGTAGCTCCCGTAGCACCAGTGGCGCCTGTTGCGCCTGTAGCTCCTGTTGCGCCTGTAGCTCCTGTTGCGCCTGTAGCTCCTGTTGCGCCTGTTGCGCCTGTTGCTCCCGTGGCACCTGTTGCGCCTGTTGCGCCTGTTGCACCTGTAGCTCCTGTTGCGCCTGTAGCTCCTGTTGCGCCTGTAGCTCCTGTTGCGCCTGTTGCGCCTGTTGCGCCTGTAGCGCCCGTAGCACCTATTGCGCCTGTTGCGCCTGTTGCGCCTGTTGCGCCGGTTGCTCCTGTTGCGCCGGTTGCGCCGGTTGCGCCTGTTGCGCCTGTTGCGCCTGTTGCGCCTGTTGCGCCTGTTGCGCCTGTTGCACCTGTTGCGCCTGTTGCGCCAACAGGGCCTTGTGGTCCGGTAGTTCCAACCGATCGGATTATAACCAGAGCCGGCGTTAAAAAATTTGATGTAAATAAGTAAGGGGGAGGAGCTGGGACCGGCAGCGTTACTCCGAATTCAACGTAATTGTTTGGATACGATGTCACGCTGGTTATGACCCATGTTTGATATTCGTTGCTATTCATTTGGTTCTGCAAAACGAGGATATCTCCCGGCTGCAATGTTTCAAGAAACACGTCGATGTCATTGCCATTCGAATCAAAACTGGACAAATAAAGGATGGTCGCGTCAAGCTGGCCCGCACTGTTCCATGTGAAGGTTCCGGGATTGATTGGTGGGCTAAAATTAGTAGCATTAGTAGTGTCTGCAAAATAATTGAAAAATGAGTTGGACTGACCCGCCGGACCTTGCGGGCCGGTTGCACCGGTTGCGCCTTGCGGTCCACTTCCACCTGTGGCACCCGTGGCTCCTTTTGGCCCTTTGGGACCCATGGGTCCAGGCGGGCCTTCCGTGGCATTTACACAACAGCACACCGTTTTATTTGCTAAATATGCGGAATAGGATGACGATGATGACATAATATAAAACTTGATTGGGGTTGCATATATTATGTTAATAAAGTATAAAAAAATGATGGTTTGACCTCAATTTTGAACCGGACTTAAATGAATGAGGACAGATGCGTTTCGTAAAACGGTGGCAAATAATCATTGTCGCAAATGGCAACCCGTTGAAATGTTTCACCAGGACGCATGTACAAGTCGATCCCCGCATCCATCCTTTTTTGTATTGCATCCACATCGGTGATGTGTTCTAAATTGTGTTCCTGATGCGTGAAATTCTCTATTTTGTTTTTTATGAATTTTGCATCGCCAAAATAACTCATGTGCCATCCTCCTTTTGCAACTATTTCACATGGAAGAAACCTTATAGATTCAAATGAAATCTGCATATTATTCCATGTCTTGAACGTGAGCGCCTTGCATTTGTTCCATTTTTCATTCTTTTTGCAATTCAAATTATAATAGTAGAAATCTTGTTCAAATGCCACAACTTTGTTCAAAGAAAACCGTTTCTCTTTCATTTTCGCAAGAGTGGCAGGGTCGGGAACTTCATCTAAATCCGCCACAACGATGATGTCGTGGTCGTTCAAACGGGTTGCAAGTTCATCAATGCCTCTAGATATGCAGTTTCTTTGAAAGTTCTCGTTTGTCCATTGGTGATTTTGCGAAATGTCTACATTCATTGCTTCTTGCGTGTGAGGCAGATCCACCACGATGTGAATTATTTTATCAGAGTATGGCAAAAACCGTGCCTCATGCTTGTTCTCCTCAAAATGCAACGGCTTGCTCGCACCAACGTGCGTTTGACGCGCTTCCACAATGACAAAATAGTCCACCACTGAATTCAACGCATGCAGTCGATACTCCAGCATATTCAGTTCATTGTAAAATATAAAACAGTCTATGATTTTCTTGGGAGGTGATTCAATTGCTTTCCGCGATGGTTCAACCCGACTCCATGCTTCGAAGAAAAAGGCTTCGCATGGCCCCCAACCGCCCCCCTCGGCATAAACGCGTCTGAATTTGTGTTCACGCAGCACTCTATCCACTTCCATTTTTTTTGGCAATTCGTGGTAATCATTTTCCATCAATATCAGCTTTATGCCATCCAAAATTTCAGGCATGTCCATGAGAATGTAATAAAATGCACCCTCGCAGTCCAAAACAAGCGTGTCGAACGCAATGTTGTATTTATTTTTCAGCTCGTCAACTGTTAGGGTGTTTACCCATTTGTATCCGTCAACTAAAACATCGCTTGGCACCGTGTCCCATCCCCGTTGAATCAACCTTCTTTTCGACAACGCCGAACGCTCAATGTGAAAATGATGGCCATTGAGATCCCGGTTTTCAGCAAGTTGTTCGGCAATTCCATCATCGCATTCCATGACCACTAAATTGGCTTGGTCTTGAAGCAGCGACGAAATCATTAATGAATTTCTTCCAATGTTGCCCCCGATTTCCAATACCTTTTCATTGCCAGACAGATGCCGAACTGCAATTTTTTGTTCGGGATACTCGTCATTAAATGAACCATATTTCAATTTCATGGTTGAATGCAACGACCTGGCGCGAACATCGATTGCAAATGCAAGCTCATCGTTCACTTTATAATGAACCGCATTTTCCTCAACAATGTCTTTGATCGCACTGTCATACATTGCAACCAATCCGTCTCTCTCGCCCTTCAACTGCTCAATGTCCGTGTCGTCCCGTTTTGAAAGCACGATGCGGTCATCCGCGTTCAGTTCAAATTCGACCACGTTTTTGAAACCGTATATGCGATTGTTTTGCTTGCTGATTATTAACGATGTCAGCGTTGAAAACGAAAGCGGAATGTACCCTGACATAGAACTCTCATTTTTTTTCAGCAAATCGGTCATGACATAGTCGCATTTTTTCAGCAGCTCGATCATTTCGCTCGTGTCCATTTTTTCGTGCAAATGAACAACAATGCCCTCTTTTATTTTGGGGCGCAAATCAATGATTTTTCTTCCAATGAAATGCACATGCAGGGGCACACTGGAAGACAATCGATTAATCGCCTCATAATTGAATATGCAATCCAAGCTTCCGCCAATCGCAACGTGAATGCAGTCCGTCTCCAAATGTCTCAATTTTTCATTGGCGGAAACGAATTCGCAACATGGGATCGCCCATTGCTTGTTGCTTCCGGCAAATGGACGCACTCCGATGTGGTGCTTATACTCGGGACGACGGATTAAAATGTGGTGGTCGCTTGCAATGCATCGCTCGTCAATCCACTCGCGCTTGAATGCAAAGTCATCGTCGGTCGGCACAAAAATCAAATCAAATGCGTGCCGAGCATCACAAAAATCGGAGACCGGCCTGAATTCAAGATTTAGGGTTTTGAACTGCGTTTTGTAAAACTCCAACCATCCCAACTCATTTCGAGTTTCCGTGAATATTGACACAACGGTTGACGACGCATCATTGCGACCATTCCGTGAGAAATGGTCCAGAATATATCCAAACATTTCATAGTGAAACGGGAACGAATTGAAAATGGCAACGCGTGTTTGGAAAATGGTTTGCTTCCACGCGTTGGCTCGGGTTGCCCAGGCGCAGCTCTCGGCATATGCGCGTCCCTCCTTGCGCAGCGCCTCTTTTCTTTCCTCATCGTGCGCGATTTCACGCAGCGTCTGAATCTCTGACCCCGGGGCGATTTGGACGCCGCACCCGTTCATGGTGTCCGTCAAACCGGCCAACGGATAATACAAGCAAATGACCCCGGACATGAGCATTTCCATCGCGGTGATGCAGGATGTCTCCGGCCAGTTGGTTGGGTACAACCAGTACTCCGCCGTGCTCAGTTCCGCGTACAGCTGCGTCGGGTTCAGTTTCCCCAAGTGCTGAATGCGGTTGTTCGGGAACGACTGATTCAACGATTCTATGCGGGCCTCAATGCGCCGTTCGTCGTCGTTGCACGGAAATGTTTCGTAGGTCGACACAACAAGGGTTGCACGCGGCACCGCCGCAACAACTTCCGGCCAGAGGTCCAACACGCGCGTCAGTCCGCGCTCGGTGCGCGACGTGTACACGAATTTCCCCGCCAGTTTTGGGTTCGAAGCGCTGACCGCCGGAAACAGCTCCAAATCTATGCCGTTGTTTATCGTCGTCATTTTCGGTTTGAGTGCGGGATACAAATCAATGTATCGTGCGGCATGCCACTGCGTTTGGCACACGCATCCATCAATGCAACCCGCCCATTTTTCAATGATTGCCGTGTGGCTCAAATTGCACCCGTGCGCCAACAAGCACGTGTCGTGTGCCCATATATAGAACTGGAAAAACGAGCACGCGTTTCCGTACAGCTCCAAAAATGAAATGTAGCGCGAACAAATGACCGTGTGAAAATCGGTCCGACCCAACAAGTCCGGCAAGTCTTTCAGACCAACATAGACCACATTGAATTCGCGCAGCTCTTCGGGCTGCACGTCTCCCGCAACGTAAACGGTCATGCCACCCAACGCAAGCCCCAACTCTTTGGACAAATGCGCAACCGCCTTTTCGGAACCACCCAGCGCGCCGAGTTTCATCTTGCTGTAATTCCACTGCGCATTGCAGTACCCCGTGTAAAACAGAATGTTGCGGCTGTTTTTGAACGCCGGTTTCCCTCCCATCTTTTCTCTCATTCTGTCCGCGGTTTGAGGAGTAATTGAGAGGTTGATGTCGCTGAATGCGCTCGCAGGAACGCCGTTGTCGATGACAAATTTGAAATAATCGTTGGCCAGCGCAACAAATGCATTCAGCGCCTCGGGTTTAACGTGATTTATAAAAAAACGCATATTGTGCAGCAGGTTGCGCAGGTGCCATGCGCTGAATGTGCGGTGTTTTTCCTTGAAAATGAGTTCATACATGCGAATGCCGCATTCTCGGTCTCCCACTCGGTCCGCGACAATGATCATGTAGTATGGCACATAAAACCCGGCCTTGTCCGTCTCCACGAACAATTTGCCCGCATTGTTTTGAGGCTCGGTCATTTTCACCATGCGGAAATAATTGTAGGCCATTTCGGCCATGTTTTCACAGCAATAATGCACAATCAACGGATACAAGCATTCCACGCGCGATGCATCATATGAAAATGCCTTCACCAAATAAAAAAATCCTTCATTCGCTCGGTTCATCACCTCGTAGCATTGATACATGTAAAGACACGACACATATTTTTCTTGTTCCCAGTTGTCCTGTGAAAGAGTGATTTTGTACCATTTAATCGCGTCTTCGTGTCGCCCGCAATCTCGGTAGCTGTTCGCACAATAAAAAGCATAGCGTTTATACAGTTCATCGCCCTTGGCCAGGGCTTCCGCGTGCGCCTTTTCCAACACAATTGCGTCTTTCAAATACTTGTTGGGGTCCTTGTTGCGCGACCCGGTGCGCCCCGAAATCAAATGATAGTCGCCATCCAATATGCAGACGCGGGCAGGCGACGGTTCCTGGCAACTGATGAATTCGTGCAGCACGGACAAATATCTAAACCGTTTGCGATTGTTTATTATTTGGGTTCGCGTGTAATTTACGCCCGATTTGGGAACCCCGAACTTCAGATGATATTCATCAAATGCGACTTCGGTCGGAATGGCGATGGTGCCGTGAATTTCATCATCCGCATCAAACACGAGCAATAAGTCGGTTTTATTAAATGCCCGTTCAAGGGCAAGCGAGCGGTTGTGCCCAAAATCAACCCACTCGTCGCAATGCAGTTCCCCGGGAATGTTTTTTTTACCGAAGAATTGCGTGATTATCTCTCGAGTGTTGTCCGTCGAGCCCGTGTCGCATATGACCCAGCGGTCAAACTGTATTTTGGAGCACAGCATGTCCAGGGTTTCCCGAATGATGTGCGACTCGTCCTTGACAATCATGTTCAAGCAAATGGTTGGACGATGCATGATGTTATAATATCAAAAAAAAACACGTTGCAATAACAAATTATGCACAATTGAATTACTAAACATTTAAGCTTTTTTTTGATACAATTCATATTCATGAAATTTATATGCTGCCACCGCGATTGAAATATTCGCTGCGAAATTCAAGCATGTGGTTGTCGGGGATGCGCACCCCGCGCATGAACTCTTCGGGAGTCCGCGTGCCTTCAATCAGGTTCACAATCATGAAGAGTGCGTACATGCCGCACTCCGTGTTGCGCTTTTGATGCTGTTTCCTATTTTCATAGTACTTGAATGTGATCCCGAGAGAACGCCCCTGCTGCATGACCGTTTCCGTGAACTCTCGAATTTCTTTTTGCGGGCGGTCGCCGGTGCTGTCGAAAAAGAACACGTAGTTGTTTTTGCGGTTGGCGCCATCCACATTGATGAAGAGCGACACCCAGTGCGCCCCGTCTTCCGTGTGCGGGTCCGTGTTGAACACCACGCCGATTTGGTGCGTGCCCGACTCCACGTACTTTTTTAAATTGAAATTGCAGAGCTCCTCCCACACGCAAACTCCAGCCAGTTTGGGCGCGTTGTAGTCGCTCGGCGACGGCCCCAGGAATTCAAACGCGGGAAACTTGTCTTCGTACTGCTTCATCACGCGTTCAATCTCTTCGCTGCTCAACCACTCGTCCGGGTCGCGAATCCACGACTTCGGTGCCTCGGGCGCAAACGTTGCATCATTCTCAATCCGCTCGGCAAATTCGTTTCCCGCAAGCTGCTTCATCCAGCACGCTTCGTTGCGGCACATGCGACCAAACCGCTGTTTCAACGCGGTCCATATTTCCTTCGGGTCGTTCGTTTCAATGCGGGCGTCCGGATGGCGCACATTCCATCCGTCTCTTAACTTGTGCAGCGTGTCGTTGTCGTAGCACGTGAAGTAATGCTGCTGAACCGGACCGCACTTCAGCCGTTCGAAATCGTATTTCTTGACTTTCTTGACTTTCTTGACTTTATTGCCATTCCTCTCGTTCTTTCGGGTACCGCCTTTGCAGCGTCTTCCACCACTTCTGCGTTTGCAGCGCCTTGTGTGTTTTATTTTCATAATTGCTCAATTACAATATGGAAATAATTTAAAATAACTCACAATTTAAAAAGTTCATATTCATAGTTCAATGGCTTTTGTTTTGGATGGTTTGGATGGTTTGGGCTTAATGTCCTTGGTTTTAAATTTGGGGTCATCCAAATTGATTTCTTTCAGCTTGGGAATGGGCACGTGATTGCTGCGTGCCGACGCCGCGGGCGTGGTTTTAATGACGTACGTGTCCAGCGTGGGCGTGTGCGGTTTGTGTTTGTCGAACGACATCATTATCTCCAGCTTTCGCTTCGACGAGTCTGCGAGCACCGATGAACCCGAATCCTCCTCAGTGTCATCATCCCCCTCGTCATGGTCCTCGTCATCATGCCCCTCATCATGATCCGCATGGTCTTCCACTATGGGCGGCAGAAACCCTACCGCCACGCACTCCGCCATGTGCTCTTCTTGCAGCGTGTCATTTTTATCCTTGTTTCTAAAATACGTGATGCACGCTTTGGCATACGCTTCGAATGCCTGAAGCACAAATATGTCGTTGACCATTTCCCCCTTCAGCAAGTCCCGCGTCATTTCCGTGATCCTCTTTTTGTAGAAGCGCTTGGCTTTTTCGTATTTCCCGGTCAGGTCCGCTTCTTTGTTTCGTAGGTACCGCTCGTACTGCGGCTGGTTCACCATGAGGTCCAGCGTGACGTGGTCCACTTGGTCCAAATTCAGGTTCATTTTACAACAATCAATCGCATATTATGTGCAAATATGCAATTGTTCGCGATTTTAGCGCACCAATTTCAAGAACAACATCGTATTCTGTTTGCCATATATGTCGGGTCATTCACGATTCTTTCGTGGTTCTTCACGATCTGGATGGTTTCCTCTTCATCATCGCAATCACCTACATGACCTTCTGGATAAACAACATTGTAAGCATCGTTTGCATCATTTGCATCTGTCCGTTCAACTGTTGTGACCCCTTTGAATGCCGGAAATATGCGACCTGCTGCGCCCTTTAAAATGTGCGTGAGGTCTGACAACGGGCCGAATTTAACGACACCACTAACTTCGCTTGTTCCTGGAGTTTTTTCAACATACAGTTGATACCCATCTACTGGTGTTTCTATCAAATATTTCAATGATTTATTGGAAATCAAATATCCGTTTTCATTGTCATATGATGGATGAAAATAAGGTTGCATGAGTTCATTGTAAAAATTACTAAATTTTTGTGTGCCAATTGGTTTGTATATTTGGTCTGGTAGTCTCCATTCGTGAACGTCAAGTGACACCATCTTATCATTCCAGTGTTTTCCATCATCGGATAACATGATGTATGTTGAAATGATTGCCGCTCTTGTGGTTGCAGCCTGGAGGAGTTTAGCGTGTTCTAAATAAGTTTTTGTATACTCCATCTTCGACCCTGGTCGGATACTACTAATTGCTCTACCGGCCGTGGCGTCGGGCAGATTGCCCTCAATTCGTTTATACACTATTTGGTGGGATCTAATGTAATCCACATTGCTTACAAAACCTGGAATACGCACAATGTTGTCTGGTGTAAGGGTATTGCAGAGGTTCAGCACGTGTCCCAATTCGTGGGCAAACACGTGCTCGATGTTTATTTGTGAAAATTGATATGTTCCCGTGCTGTCGGTTAATCCGTTTGTCAACATATTTTTATTTATGTCCAGCACAAACCCATATGGCAGTTTGGTTCCTTTCAATTTTACAGCAGAAGTTCCTGCAATCCCTACAGTGCGTGAATAGTTTATTCCAACCAACTCAAGACCTTTCCACTCTTTTCCAAATTCTTGTTTGTATTTTGTTCTTATCGCGTTCAACCCATCTGGATGATACGATAAAAAATTTTTCCACCTAATCGTTGCAGCAATCAATGCACGCCAATGATTGTTTTCTAATTTTTTATCTGGGTAACCTGTGAATTTCTTCCCATCAAATGTGTTGCCAAAACTGTATATGTTAAATAAATTGTCTAATGCTGGTGCTGGCGGTGGCGGGGGGGGTGCAGCTGCAACCATATTCATGGTTCCTGAGACGCGTGGTGCCTGTCTTGATATTTTATTTTGCATTGAGAAGGGGCGTGCGCCAACCCCGCCCACTGCAGTGAAGTTTTTCTTGGAAGGCATAATGCCCGTTCTTTTGGACGGCATTTTATTTGGTTCATATACTTTGTTCATATTTTATTCTATCAATGTCTGCACTTGAATTTAAAAAATGCGGGGTCATTCACAATTCGTTCATGGTTCTTCACGATCTGGATGATTTCCTCCTCGTCATTGCGGTCGCCGGCGTATCCATCCGGATAAAAAACATTGTAAGCATGTGCATCGGTTGCATCTGCGTCGATTGCGTCGGTGGCCGCGTCGATTGCATCTGCATCCGCGTCGATTGCATCTGCATCCGCGTCACGCGACAATGTCCGTTCAACCGTGATCACTGGAGTAATTCCTTTGGTTGCTGGAACAATGATACCCGCCTTGCCTTTCAAAATGTAGGTTTTGTTCGGCAAATTCCCGGTTTTTATTACACTGCTAACTTCACTTGCTCCTGGGCTTTTTTCATTAAACATTTGCAAATCATTGCCTCGTCTGATTTCCGTCAAATATTTCAAGGATTTACTGGAAATTAAATAGCCAGTTTTATTGTCGTAAATCGGATTATACGCCGGCACCATGATTTCATTTTCAAAATTACCATAATAGTATTTGTAAAACAGTTTATGGGAATGGGATGTGAAATCCCATGTGTAAATTTCATGAGTAACCATGTCTTCTTTCCAATGTGAGCCATCATCGCTCAAAATGATGTATGGGAGCACAACAAAGCCTAATTTTTGTTTTGCGGAATCAATGAGTTTATGATGTTCTGAATATGTTTCTGGAAAACGTCCATTATCTATGCATTTAAAGTTTGGAATGTCTTTGGGTTTTGGTTTTGGAACATAGTAAGATCTTTCTGGATTTGAAGGGTCGATCTCATGTGGCAGCATAATTGATTCTTCATTTTCCGTGGTATTGCACAATCCAATCACATGACCAAGTTCATGTGCAAAAATATTTGTTATGTTTGTCAATGAAAGCATGGTGACTGCCCCTGATTTTGGATCTTTGAACCCTTTTTTCATAATGTCATTGTTTATTTCCATGACAAACCCAAATGCTATATCGGTTCCTAGAAAGGACACAGCAGAAGCTGTTGCAATCTGATTTGAGTTGTCGACTCCGTATCTGATTCCAACCAGTTCAAGACCATTCCAGTCCTTGTCAAATTTTTCTTTGTATTTTTCCTTTACAATGGAAAGATAAACAGGGTCATATGATAAAAAATTTTCCCACCGGGTTGTTGCATTACCCAATGCAGTCCAATAAGTCGGTTCTAATTTTTCATCTGGATAACCTGGGTACTTCCCATCAAATGTGTTTAAAAAACTCCATATGTCAAATAGTGCGGGTGGATCGGTTACTGGTGCTGGTGGTAGTGCTGGTGGTAGTGCTGGCGGTGGGGGTGCAGCTGCAACCATATTCATGGTTCCTGCCACGCGCGGTGCCTGTCTTAATATTTTATTTTGCATTGAGAAGGGGCGTGCGCCAACCCCCCCCACCGCTGTGAAGTTTTTCTTTGAAGGCATAAGCCCGGTTCTTTTATGCGGCATTTTATTTTGAACTTGTGTTTATCATATGTAAATATAATTTATATAATAAGCAATTTTTATGAACAGCACTTAAATTCCACAAATGCGGGGTCATTCACGATTCTCTCATGGTTCTTCACGATCTGGATGATTTCCTCCTCGTCATTGCGGTCGCCGGCGTATCCATCCGGATAAAAAACATTGTAAGCATGTGCATCGGTTGCATCTGCATCCGCGTCACGCAACAATGTCCGTTCAACCGTTGCAATGCCCTTGATTGCCGGAAAATTACCACCCGCTTTGCCTGTCATAATGTACAATAGTGAGAGGTTTGATAATTTCCCATACTCAATCACGCCACTAACTTCGCTTGCCCCGGGGCTTTTTTCAACATACATGCGATTCCCGTTCAAACGCATTTCTGTCAAATATTTCAGTGATTTGCTGGAAATAAAATAACCATTTGTGTCATCATATTGTGGATTGAATCCTGGCGCCATGAGTTCATTGTAAAATGCGGGAAAATGTTGCATACCAGCCGGGTTGTATTTGTAGTGGCCATCGTGTCCTGGGGCTATGCCCCATGCATGCACTTCAAGAGACACCGTGGTTTGGTTCCAATGCATTTCATCATCAGACAACATGATGTGCAATGGACCACCCCCTGTAAGTCTTGCAGCCTTGTTGATGAGTTTGTTGTGTTCTGAATGAGTTTGTGGAAATTGTCGCGCACTAATTACTAGACGACCGGACATGTTGCCAAATGGCAGATCAACCCCGAAACGTTTATATACGAATGCCCCATTATAAATATAATCCACATTTTTCATAAAGGTTGGAAGACGCACAATGTCTCCGGATGAATGGAGGTTGCAAAGACCAAGCACGTGTCCAAGTTCGTGTGCAAACACGTGTTCTAAATTTGTTAGTGAAAAAGTGTAATGTTTTTTCTTCGGGTCATCGGGATCAGTCCATCCATTTAGCAACATGGTCGTGTTTATGTTCAGTGCAAAGCCATATGGAATATTGGAAAATCTTGTAGCGGATATTGATGCAATCGCCTTTCCCTTGTATGAATTGTTGACTGCAACTAGTTCAAACCCTTTCCAGTCTTTGCCGACGTTTTTTTTGTAGATTGCATTTATGGTGTTTAATCCATCCGGATGAAATGATAAAAAATTGGTCCATCGAGTGGTTGCAGCAGCCAACACGGGTATATACACCGGAGTCAATTGTTTGTCTGGAAACCGAGAGTCTTTCGTTCCACTAAATGTCTTTGAAAAACTGTCGATGTTAAATAAACGGTCGATTGATGCTTGTGTTGGCGGCGCTTGCGGTGGTGCTGGTGCTGGTGCTGGTTGTGGTGGCATTGCACCTGCCACATGCGGTGCCATCATTGATATTTTGTTTTGCATTGAGAAGGGGCGTGCGCCAACCCCTCCCACCGCCGTGAAATTCTTCTTTGAAGGTATGAGTCCGGTTCTTTTGGACGGCATTTTATTATGACCTAGTATTTGCATTATGCTTATATTTATTTTTTTGAAGTTATGCTTTTTAACTTTGATTCTCCACCACATAAACGTCCTTCAATAATCGTGCAGACGGGTCTAATATTCCATCGCAAAACGGGTGCCTCCAAAAATACGGAATGGTTTCGGCGCGCCCCCCTCCAGGAAAATGCCGCTCAAACACCGTCCGGTAATAGTAGCTCTCCTTGTCATACGGCGCATTATGCTTATACTTGTTCAACTCGTTCGCAACGCTGAACTCGACATCGCTCACGCGCTGGTCCACATATTCTTTGATGATTTGCACCCAGGTGCGGTCGTGCCCGCTGACGCCGTCGCTGAACGCCTCCTTGCGCCGCCACATGACATCCTCCGGCAAAAGTGTTCCAAAGGCCTTGCGCAGCAAGTGTTTTTCCACGGCATAGTCCGCGCCCTCCCCGAACCGCTTCATCCACGGCGGCAGGCTCATGACAAACTCCAAAAACGTCTTGTCCGCAAAGGGCACGCGCGCCTCCAGTCCCGCGCCACTGATGCTCTTGTCAGACCGCAGCAGGTCGAAGTAGCGCACGTCGCGCACCATGCGCGTGTTCTCTCTTGCAAAATCGTGGTCGCTCGGCGCTTTGGTGAACCCGCGGTACGACCCGAAAATCTCGTCGCTCATGTCGCCGCAAAATATCACCACATTGTCCGTGTTTTCGTAAATGTATTTGCTGACCAGGTAGTTGCCAACCGATGCGCGCACGGTGGTCGTGTCGTAGCTCTCAATCTGGTAAATGGTGGCGTCAATGGCATCCAAGAATTGCTGCTCCGTCAGGCACACCTCGTGGTGCCGCGTGCCCAGATGCTCCGCCACGCGCCGCGCCCACTTCAGATCCACGGAACCCTCCAAGCCGACGGCATACGTGTCCACAACAGTGCCTGGTTTAGCCATGTGCCTGACAACGAGCGCGGATACAATGGAGCTGTCTAAGCCTCCGGATAGGAGACAACCCACCGGGCGATCGCTCATCAGCCGCTTGCACACCGCCAGCTCAAACAAGTTGCGCACCAAGGTGCATGCTCTAAGTTCCAACTGCTCTTGGGTTGCATTAACATCGTCATGCAGCACAGCTGTGCCGAAATTGTACACGTATGGCACATCCAGCGCTTCATTCAGCGTGAGATCGTCGTAATACGACTGCAGAATCGTATCGAACTTGGATTCGCCGTCGCCTGCAACCTTGGACAGCGTCATGTAGCACCCACCAGGAAACTGCTCCACGTGCGCGCAGTGTTGCAGCGCCTTCATTTCACTCGCAACCGAAATGTCGTGAGCATAGTCGCTGGAACTGCCGGTGTAAAGCGACCTCACGCCAAACGGGTCGCGCGCAATGTGCACCAAGGCGCGCTCCGTGTCGATCAGAACCAGCGAAAAAACGCCGTCCAACTCTTTCAACGTCGCGCGCATGTCGCCATTGAATAGCTTGTACAAGTGGACAATGACCTCGCAATCCGATCCGCTAACACACTCGAACCCGTACTTATGACTTAATTTGGCATGGTTGTAAATTTCGCCGTTGCAAATCAGCTGGCAGCCCAGCAGGTTAAAGGGCTGGTCGCCGGTTGAACTGAGGCCATTGATGGCAAGGCGATGAAACCCGACGCAACGCTGGCCTTCAACAACGAACCGGCTGTTGTCCGGCCCGCGGTGCGATATTTTAGCAAAATTTTGTTGCAACCCGTTCAGTGTGTTCATGGGAACACGCGCACTCGACCCGATTGACTCATAGTAAAAAATGCCGCACATGATTCGAACCGCAGACTGTGAATGAGAGATCTGATAAACAATGCATAAAACTCTTTAAATGAATGTTGAAAAATATTAAATATTATATTTGCATATTACAATTAAACCCACAATCAATAACAACACACATAACCCATGTCGGACCGATTTTATGGCGTCCCCACTGGTGTGGCGCAGTGTCAACAAGAGCGAACCGAAGAGCTGAGCCGTCGCATGAGAGAACGCAACATTCCGTCGGCCCCTCTGCAACCGCAGCTGGGTGCGCGACCCGTGTTGACCAAATACACTATTATGCCCATTCTGGACCAGCGCGCCCAAACAACCGTGCCCATCATGAACTTTCCGATATACAACCCGGAACAAGTGTTCAATCCCGGCAGCGCGGTTGCGCCGTGGTCAGGTTACGCAACGGCGGTCAACGTGGAATCCACACTGCGCAACCAGTTTTTTGGGCTGCAAAAATGCGACCAAGCCGAATACGTCCCGTCGTCCAAGAGCGACCTGTACAACGTGCGCATTGACTCGCGCCAGATTCCGCAAACGCATCCGCTCTTATTTAGGACCGAACGGTTTGACCCCATGAACCCGGATTGCTTCAACCTGGCAAACCGCACGTTCAACAATTCCACGCGCACGGAACTTAAGAATGTTGAATGAATGTAAACTTTTTTAAATGCATAGTATATCATTTAATACTATAGATTTTATAAGAATGAGTGCGGCAAATCCGAACCCAATTGACCTGAGTTCGTTGAAGCACCAAACATATGGGTCAATGATTGCTCCAGAAGTTTCTGTAGTTGCAGTCATGATGAGACACATTGAACCATTGTTGATGTCGCTGGGTAATTTGAATGCACATGTTAATGCTGTCCTTAAAAACCAAGAAACTCATCGTAATACCACTCAAAGAATCAGAGTGAAAATGCTGGCTTATACTCCGGAAACCTTGCAGAGGTTTCTTGTAAGGTTGACACGCAGAATTGGAAGGTTAAATTCAACATTACAGCCACACCAACACATACCATTTGCTATTGCGGAAATACCACACATTGATGTTCTATGGCAACCATTGACAATTGACCCAATAACAAACGAGTTGTGTGTCGACAGTTCATTCAACGACAAATTGATTGAAGTAAATGCCCAAATCACCGATGCGTTCCTTGCTTTGAACCGGATCGGGAATGAAGATGCACCACCCCCGTCTAATAGATTTCTTCCTCATCCAGTGCGACGTTTCAATGCCAACTTGAGGGAACTGACTGCAGCATCCATTTCCCCCGGGGGCGCAGTGACGGCATCAACGTTGCATGTTCCAGTTGCGGCACATTCACCACGACCGCAACTGTCGCAACAACCACAGCAACTAGATCCAGAGTCGCCACCACGATCACCTTCCGGCGCGGATGACATGGATATAGGAGTAGCACCACAACCGGTGAATAGGTTGACTTATGCCGTGATAATTCATGGAGAGACAATGTCTCCCTCATGGGTTGAATATCCAATTGACCAACACTTGACTGATGTTCGATACACTTCTCCTCACGTGGGTCAAAGTGCCCCATTCGCATCAATCCGAATTGGAGGCGAAGTTACGGTCCATGGTTCAGAGTTCGTTTCGGCAGACAATCCGAATCAACCTGACCACTTTAACATTTTGCTAGGAACTTCTGGCGAACAATGTCCCCGAGGCAATGGATGGATTGGGTTAAATCCAATGCGATTTTTCTGTGATCCACCACACGAAGCGCGTGAGCGCAAACGACATCTTGTCCCTCAAACCGGAATATGGGCATTCAAGTCAGTGGATGATGTGATATTGGAAAAAAGAAATGTAATTGATTATGCACAATTGAACCAGTTGTACAAGACCGACCAGAGTTATGGAACATACAAGACATTGTTTGACATAATAAAAAAGGATGTGGAACAAGTTCGTCTAATTACACAACCGTCAGTGGCATTCAGAATAAACATTGTTTTTCATGTTTGTCGTGCTGGTCATTTCCATGTCGGGAATACGATCGCACAACTTGGAATTGTTAATAAATTCATGGTTCGAGACACGTCCACGTCCATCATTCGCCCATATTTATACACATATCCAAATAGTGCGCGCATCACAACAGTGCAACAGTTGCCGCCCACGCATGTCATTGAAATGCTTTGGTTTAATTTTCAATCGAGTCAACAAGTTGTTAACATGCAGCCATTGGGAGTTCGCAATGTGCGACAGGGGTTGCATTTTGTGTCTCAAGGGTGTTTTTACAATTTAATGGTTTATCTTGGGATAATAACGCATCATGCCGGAGAAGTCTTAACGTTAATTCAAAATGAAGGAATAACTTCCAGAATGTTTCTGAATTTCGTTGATTTGATGAATAGGAATAGGAGTGATGGCAACATTTTAAGACGTTTCGACCGGGACAGATCAGCTTTTATACTCGAACGTCTTCCAATTGTTCCAATTGAACCAGATATAACACTTGTTCCCACCAATGGAATTTCCAAATTATTGCACATCATGCTAACAATGTCTGCTAAGTTAAATCAAGTCATGACAGAAGGCACGACGCCACAGGCTTGTGCAATTTTGGTGAAGTTAATGCACAGACGACGATCACCAGAACTAGTGGACGCCGAAGAAATTGGACACTGGGTGGCATTCACACTGGATCCAGTTGACTGGACTGAAGCAGGTGCGCCCTGGAGATTCGTGGACCCACAGGGGTTGTCAATCCAAACTGCGCATCGTCTGGATGGGTCGACCTACTCTTACACAGTTCCAATGTCGTTTAAACGACTGCGAACATTGGGTGAATTGTGTTTATTATTAAACGAATTTGTGCTAAAATTCAGCCACATTGACTTATTTTACATTGCAATGCCACAAGACGAAGCTCAAGGATTGATTTTTCCGGCTGACACAATCACGCGCAGTGGCATTCCTCGGGGAGGCAAGCACCGCATTACCAAGAAACGCTTGAAAAAAGGCAAAACTAAAACCAAAACCAAATCCAAATCCAAATCCAAATCCAAATCCAAATCCAAATCCAAATCCAAATCCAAATCCAAATCCAAATCCAAATCCAAATCCAAATCCAAATCCAAATCCAAATCCAAATCCAAATCCAAATCCAAACTTGTTTGATAATCATTCAAAAATATTCATATGAATCAAATGAATCATATGATAAAATAATCCGAACCCAATTGTCTGTGTTGCTTAAAGCGAACCGAGCATTGCGCCGACGTAGCCGGACGTGTAATAGTACACCACGGCAAACACGACGGCATGCACGAACGCAACCACGTGCTTGGAACCGTTGGGCGGGATGCGCAGCAGCACGTTGGGGCTGAGCACGTAAAACAGGAAAACCAAATAGATGAAGCTGGAAATGTTGAACATTGTGTCTATGGGGGTTATAATGTATGTAAATAAAAAAATAAAGGGATTTGGTTTTGGTTTTGGTTTGCTAAAAACAAATGAACCAGCGCACTAAAGTTTCTTCTTTGTTTTTTGTTTTGAATCCGCCGATTTTTGTTTTTGCAGCTTGAACGACCCCGGTTTTGCAGCGCCGTTGAAAAATTCGTTCAAGTGTTCCATGATTTTCTTGCTAATGATTCGGTCGATTTCTTGTTCCATCGGGTCTTTTGGAACATGCGCATCCTGAAACCGTTGCATGAACTGCAAAATGCGACTTCTAAAGTGTTCTGTGCCACCAATGCCAACAACGGTGGTGCGCAGCGCGGTCGATTGCATGAACCGGTCCACCAACGTGTGCACGCTGAGCTGATGCACGTACGGCTTCACATTGATGTAATACACCTGGTCGTGCTCCATTTGCGAATGCATTTGGTCGTCCAAAAAGCACACTTCCACGTTGGACGGCAGCTTGGTGCACCGCATGAAATCGTCATACGTCTTGTCGTGCGTGGTGCGGCCCATTTCTATGATTTTGCCGTTGATTTTGAACGCCGCCACAATTTTGTCAAACACGTTCCCCCCCAGTTTGTGTTCTATGTATCGAATGATGTGTTCCACCCACTCTCGCGGCCCGCTGTTGTTCGTGTAAACCATGATCCCGCAGCATTCATTCGCCTCTTTCTTCATTTTCAGGAACCGCAAAATGTCCATGATGTTGGGACGCAAGAATTCGGGGAACGCGTTCATCAAATGGTCAAAGTGCGCGTATTGCGCGCTGGGGTCGTTGCTCCACGACGTTTTGGTCAGTGCATCGCAAAAGATGCCCAGCTCAACAAAGTATCCAATGGTTTCGTCCACATCCAGCACCACTATTTTTTTTGAGGCGATTGTCGTTGTCATGGCAATTTCCACTAAATGTTTATGTGCGCGTGTGCAAGCTATAATAATTCTATATTTAAAATTACATGACTATTTGTGTGTTTCATGCACAGTCAAAAATATTTTTTTTTATAAGTGTTTAATAGGAAACCGGGTTGCACGTTTTTGTTTTAGGGTTTAGGCATTTCACTTAATTCAATTTAATTCAATTAATTCCATTGAGAAACATGGCCAACATGAAAATGACAAAATCAGATTATGAGAAGATTCTCTCGTATTATAAAATTCCAACTGCCAATTTAAGCAGCTCCGACGTGAAACGAAAGGCGGAAGAGATTTTGGCAACCAAGTTGTGCAAGTGCATCAAGGCCGTGGAGAAAAAAGTGGGCACTCAAAATGCAATTGCGCTTTGCACCACCAGCGTGTTCGAAAAAAAGGGATTGAAATACTTTGACATGTCGTGCAAAGGGCGGGCCCAGTTCCATCCTCGCAAGGGAACCAGTGGGCGAAGACGGCATGCATCATTCATTGCCAAAACACGAAAAAATATTATATCTGCAAATTGATATCCGCGCATTGCACTGCCCGCATCACATGGTGTTTTTTTTTATTGCCGATTTGGCATTGTCGTTTGCACTCAAGGCAACGACATGGTGTTTAGGAAAAACATATGACGGGGTCGTCTATCTCATTGCGAGATCCAAGACGCCACCACCACATGCAACTTATGATATAAGCGACGAGGATGATTGCATCATCGTCCGTTCAAATGCTCCAACATGAAAGCGCGTTGCTACGCATTTATGTGCATTTTGTTTTATATTTATGCATCTGCTTCATCATCCAAATAATCCATTGCGGTAAGGATGACGCGTTCTTGCGGACTCAGTCGCTGAAAAATGACGGATTCGTCCATGACGACGTGAAACATCGCGGGGTTGGGATGCGTTTTGCACAAAAGCTGCACCCCTTTTTGGCCGATTTTGATATCGCAGATGATGCCGCCCCTTGCAAGAGAGAGCTTTGCCGGGTTTTTCAAATCAATCCATCGAATGTATGACCCGTGCAACAATCCATTCAAATCATCCACGTGTCGATAATCTCTCAGTTTGTGGAAGTAGTCTTCCAAAATGGATTGATTGAGTCCAAGTTGTTGCAACTGGCGCAACTTTTCTGCATTGATTTTGCGCGTGGTTAAATTTGAGATGGATTCATTGTTTTCATTTTCAAGCGCTTTTTCGAGCGCGGTCATGTCGACTTGTGCTGCACTCGTGTTCATTTTGATGCGCGTGCCATTACCTTGCAGTCTGTGCATTGTGTTTATATTTTTTATCCAAAACATAAACAATATAAACCGAATTCTTATTATTATTATAACGTTACATGTTTAGAATATTTCTGAAATTTATCAAAAGGTCAATGCAATTCGTTCGCCCACCCAGAGAGGATGGAGGGGGCATTGCCATGACCACCACAGCAACCACCCGAATGGAACTGAATCCCGTAGCGCCAGCGTCGACTGCCATTGTTGTGCCTGTGCCTGCCATGGTTGACCCTGTGCCTGCCATTGTTGACCCTGTGCCTGCCATTGCTGTGCCCGCGGATGATTACAGATATGAAAATGACATGGAAGTCATCTGCAAATGGAATTCGGCTGCAAAAGACGATGTGGCGCCGTTGATCGCAATGGTTCGTCAACTGCTTTTGTTTTCAGACTGCAAAAAAATGACGGTTCGCTCATACGCAACGACCAATGATGACATTGTGCATTATGTTGGCAAGATAAAACGCCGCCCAACGCTTCTAATTGATGTGTCCCACATTGACATCCACAACCATCCGCAAATTTACATGATGTACCGCAACATGCGCTCCATAGTTGGCATGCATCGAGTGTCCAATTTCATGGTGCGCGTGGAACACGCATTTGACAATTCGCAAATACAGTCCGAACATTTTGTTGTTTCAAAACTCATGAACATTTCAAATAAATCAGACGTCGTGCCATATGTGATGCCAGATGTGGTGGTTGGTTCCGGAATCGATTCAATTCACCACATTGTCTTGCCGATTCACGTGAATTTGAGAAACATTCAAAAAATACCGCCCAGTGTCCGCACAATATTCCATCACATTTCATACAGCATTCAGCCGGTAGTGTGTCAATCTCACACATTGGACACTTGGCTCAAACGCGAACCGCATGCCACAAATGCCCAAATCATGCATTTGTGCATTCAAATGGCAGAAGCACTGGTTTACTTGCATGATTTAAACATCGTGCACAGCGACATCAAACCCGCAAACACGTTGGTGAAAAGGGACGACTCTTCTCCATCATCCCTGTCGCTTTACTTGATTGACTTTGGAATGTCCGGAAATGCTGGCGTCAGTGATGGAACCGGAGGAACCAAGCCGTTTTGTGCGCCAGAAACTGGAAACGGGTTCAACCCATCAGTGAACATGGACGCATACGTGTGGAAAAAACTGCAAAAACATCACGACGTGTGGTCCATGGGGTTGATGTTTATGACCATGATCGTGTTTCGCAAATTGTATCTTTTTTCGAAAGATTACCCCCTCAATTTCTTCAATGCCGAACAAAGCGGACACATCAATCCGGAATGTTTTAATGCAATTCAAAATGAACCCATGCGGGACTTGTTTCGGCGTGCACTTTTGCCAGCGGAAGATCGCATAACTGCTGCTGATTTTTTGATTTTAGCCAGAAGCATTGACGTTGATTGCATCGGTTGCAGCAGCAGCAGTGGCAGCAGTGGCAGCAGTGGCAGCAGCAGTAGTAGTAGCAGTGGCAGCAGTAGCAGCAGCAGCAGAAGTGGCGACGAGAGTTGATGCAGGGGCAAACGCGGTTATTTTCTTTTCAATTGTGTCGCGTTTCACGTTTTGCTGTTGCAGTAGCCACATGCAAAGCTTGTCCAGCACGCTGACGGTGTTCATGTAAGTTCTGTATTTGAAACAGCAAATGGTTGCCCCGGGCATTGTTTCTGGGAATTTAATGCTGCACCACCAATATGCTGGTATATAAATGATTTGACCGGCGCGCAGCTCCACATCCATCGTCTTGATTTTATCAAAATCAGCGCGATATTCGGCCTGCACTTGCCACGGGTTCACGGGAGACCGAAACTCGAAATTGTCATAGTCTGAAACTGGATACAGGTACTTGCTGGCATGGGGGGCGATGAGTCGCATCTTCACGCTGCCATGCGTCACCAAGTAGTAGTTGCGATAATTCAGCTCATACCGCAGCGGGGTTGTGGTGCCCGGAGATGCGCACATGAAATCATAGGCGCATTTGGAGACCATTGGCGGGCGCAAAAACGCGTCGTTGTATTTGAATGTTTTCACAAGACCCGTTTCTTCCAAAAAGTCGCCGTTGTTTTCGCTGATGTAGCGCGACTCTTTGTCGCTTCGAAATGATTCGGCGGCGGCGTGCAGCGTGAGCGGGACGTATAACTCGGTTGCATCGGCTTCATCCGCCGCATCCTTCACGTTGCGAAGTCGCACGTCGAATGCACCGTATGCGGCGCGAATTGCGCTCAGCGTGCACGATTCCATCAACCGCTCATTCGGATAATCAAACAGCACCGGCTGTCGCAAGTCGCACACTTCTTCCAACTTGTCTTTGGATGGTTGGTCGATTTCATACACTTCCAGATCATTGCTGGTTTTCATGTGAAAGTAAATGTGCAAGTAAAAAAAGAGAATCACACAAAATATTAAAATGGCAAACACTGATTGCATTTCGGGATTGATACTATTATTGTAACGCGTGATGTTTTTTTAAATACTTATGTTTATTTATATGCTACAATAATTTCATATAAATATTACGAGGCACATTGATGCGCGCGGTTTATGGATCTATCACGTCCATGTGAATGTTCTCTCCCGACTCTTCTTCCAAATCGGAGGAATGCGGCACAGATGCAGCGGCAGTAGCAGGGACAGGGGCAGCGGCAGTAGCAGGGGCAGATGCAGGGGCAGCGACAGCGGCAGTAGCAGGGACAGAGGCAGCGGCAGTAGCAGGGGCAGATGCAGGGGCAGCGACAGCGGCAGTAGCAGGGACAGGGACAGCGGCAGCGGCAGTAGCAGGGGCAGCGGCAGTTGTGGTCAAATTTTGACTAATCAATTTCAACAACATCACGTTCATTTCATTGATAGTCTTTTGTTGGGCGTGAAGCAATTCGCGCAATTCTCGGTTGTCGTTTTGCACGGTGTCGATTTGTTCAATGATTTCGGACAAGTTGGAGTTGGACATGATGTTGTCCACGATGCCGGAGACAAACTCGTCGTCGACGAGGAGAGACTGTTTGGTTTGTTCCAATCCAACGTGTCCGGCAAACCCCTCCGGCAATCCATCGGGCAATGACCCGGATTCAATGCAATTCAAACGGTTCTTAAGTTCATCAATGGTTTGACTTTGTTGAAACAACAGCGTGTCCATTTGTTTCATTAGATAAATGGGAGGCATTGGCCATGTCAGTCCGGGAGTTTTGCCAGATGTCGCTTTTTGAGTTCCAGATGGTTGCTGCATTTTCTGCTGTTGTTGCTGCTGCTGTTGCTGCTGTTGCTGCTGTTGCTGCTGTTGCTGCTGTTGCTGCTGTTGCTGCTGTTGCTGCTGTTGCTGCTGTTGCTGCTGTTGCTGCTGTTGCTGTTGCTGCATTTGCTGCATTCGCTGTTGCTGCATCATGAATTGTTGTCGTTGAGCCGGCGTCATGTTTGCTAAAGAAGGTGCAGACACAGGCGCAGATCCAGGTCGTTGCAAAGGCTGTTGCTGTTGCTGTTGCTGCGTCAACGGCGGCTGAAGCTGATTGGCGCGACGTTTCTTGGCCGCAGAAATGGATGCTGAACTACTCATGAATGCGACTTGATCTTGATTTGTTTAAATGGTCATGACACTATAATTTTATATTATTTGCGCATTAATCATTTTATTTGCGCGATTGAAATGCTAAAACCAAAACAATGGCAAAAAAATGATTTTCAATAAAAATTGAAATCAGTTAAACACAAAATGCCGGTCTATGTATCATACTGATTTCAGTGATGGCAGTAGCAGTGGAAGCATCAGCAGTAGAAGAAAATTCATTCCGTTTATTCGATTTTCAAGTGCGCGATGAAGTGCCGGGCACAAACAGTCGCAGCAGCAGCAGCAGCGGCGGTTCCAATGGTCTTGCAAAACACAACAAGGACAAAAAAAGGTTTGTTATTCAAATGTTCGGCATCAATGAACAAGGCAGCACGTGTTGCATCAGCGTTGCAAATCATGAACCCTTCTTCTATGCAAAAGTGCCGGAATCGTGGGGCTTTGATGCCAAGGCGCGCTTCATAACCGACCTGAAAACCGCGCTCGGAAAATACAGCGAAGATTCCATACTGGTGGATGACTGCAAGCTCATTCGACGCAAGGCGCTCTACGGGTTCGATGGCGGCAAGGAGCACAAGTTCATCCTTCTCAAATTCAAAAACATGGCAACCATGAACCGTGCGAAGAACCTCTGGTATGACCACAAAGGCACCGAAATGCGCCTCAATCCGCACGGTTACAAGGGCACCCAAATTTACGAGGCCAACATTCCGCCCCTGTTGCGCTACTTCCACATCAAGGATATCAGCCCATCCGGCTGGGTCAAGGTCAAAGGTCAACCCATCGAATCCAACAAGCAGACCACCTGCCGGTTTGAATATCATGTCGGCCACAAGGACGTTGTTCCACAGCCGGAAAAGGAAACCCTGGTTCCCTACAAAATCATGAGCTTTGACATTGAGGCCAGCAGCAGCCACGGCGATTTCCCCGTGCCCATCAAAACCTACAAAAAACTCGCCGCCAACATCGTGGACGCGTGCTTAAGGGACCCCGTTAATGCGGCAACCCAGTCCGAAGTGCATCGCATGATTCGCACGGCATTCCACGACCCGAAAAGCGGCAGCAGTCCGTTGTTCACGTTGCACGAAGACATTGACCGCATTTACACCAAGACGGTCCCCGCGTCGGAACGCTTGGATGCCATGTTCGAGCGCATGTGGACCACGCCGGTTCAAACGCTGATCGAAGAGGCCGACCCGGAGGTCATGCAAGCCAACACCATTGAGCGCATGTTTGAAAAAATGAAAGCAGAAGCCGACGCCGACGCCTTGGCGGAAGGCGATGATGCGGACGATGACGACGGCGCAAATGCAGACGATGGTAGAAGCGTGTTCACCACTGCAACGGCGCAACCCTCTTGGGCAAAACCCAATAAGGCCGCTGCATCTGCATCATCATCATCTGCATCATCAAGCGCCTGTTCCATTCCCGACATGCTGCGGTCCTCCGCACTGGATCGCGAAACAAAAATCAACCACATGAACGACGCGCTCATGGCCGTGTTCCCGCCAGTGGAGGGCGACAAAACGACATTCATCGGTTCCACGTTCCTGCGATACGGCGAAGATCGACCTTATTTGAACCACTGCCTGGCCCTCGGCACCTGCGACCCTGTTCCCGGCGCAGAAATCGTCAGCTGCAAGACCGAGCGCGCGCTGCTGCAAGCGTGGACCGCCCTTGTCCAGCGCGAGGACCCCGACATCATCATCGGCTACAACATCTTCGGATTTGATTACCAGTTCATGTTTCACCGTGCCCTGGAAAACCACGTGGAGGACGAATTTCTGAAGCTGTCGCGCAATGCCGACGAGTTTTGCGGCAAGCGCGATTTCAAAACCGGGCGTGTCAGCATTGACGAAACGAGCATTGCCCTGGCGAGCGGCCAGTACGACCTGCATTACATCGGCATGCCGGGGCGTCTTCAAGTTGACATGTACAACTACTTCCGCCGCGACTACAACCTCACGTCTTACAAGCTCGACTACGTTGGGTCTTACTTCATCGGCGACGATGTGAAGTCCATTGAACACCGCGTGGAAGCCCGGGGAACATTGGTTCCCCGCACCCCTCCTTCTCAACATTGGGAATTCAATGATCGAATGTCCCCCCCCTCCGAATATGATGGAAAGGTCACGCGCATTTTCAGCAAGAATCTCACGGGGCTCGAGGTCGGCAACTACATTGAGCTGGAGGAGACCGGCCATTCCACCGACCCCTACAAGGACGGCCAAAAATTCCAAGTCGTGGCCATTGACCGCAGCGCCGGCCACTTTGAAATCCTCGGGCACGAAACGCCCGACCTGAAGAAGCACGTGCGATGGGGCGTGTCCAAGGACGACGTCACGCCGCAGGACATTTTCCGCATGACGAACGAAGGCCCCGGGCCGCGCGCCGTCATCGCGAAATACTGTATTCAGGATTGCAACCTCGTCCACCATCTCATGAAGAAGGTGGACGTCATCACCGGATACAACGAGATGGCCAAAATTTGCAGCGTGCCCATCAGCTTCCTGGTCATTCGCGGGCAGGGCATCAAGCTGACGAGCTACATGGCCAAAAAGTGCCGCGAGAAAAACACGCTCATGCCCGTCATCGACAAGGGGCCGTCGGGCGAGGGCTACGAGGGCGCAATCGTGCTGCCGCCGAAGCGCGGTCTCTACCTGGACAACCCCGTGGCCTGCAACGATTACTCGTCGCTGTATCCGTCGTCCATGATCAGCGAGAACTTGTCCCACGACAGCAAAGTGTGGACCAAGGAATACGACCTGGACGGCAACATGATTCGCGAGACGGGCGAAAAAGACCCGAAAACTCGGCAGCACATTTACGACAACTTGCCCGAGTATGGCTACGTGGACGTGGAATACGACACCTATCGCTGGAAGCCCAATGCCCGTGGCAAGATGGAGAAGCACCTGAGCGGCAAAAAGGTGTGCCGGTTTGCGCAGTTCAAGGACGGCACGAAGGCCATTCTGCCGTCCATTCTGGAAGAGCTGCTCGCCGCGCGAAAATCCACGCGCAAGCTGGCGGAGCAGCAGTCCGACCCCTTCATGGCCAACGTGCTGGACAAGCGGCAGCTGGCTTACAAGGTCACCGCGAACTCGCTGTACGGACAGTGCGGTGCCAAGACCAGCACGTTCTATGAAGTGGACGTGGCGGCTTCCACCACGGCAACCGGACGCAAGCTGCTGACGTATGCCAAGCGCATGGTGGAGGAGGTGTATGGCAACACCGAATGCCAAACGAGCAAATATGGCATCGTGCACACGCGGGCTGAATACGTGTACGGCGACAGTGTGGCGGCATACACTCCAGTGTATGTCCGATTGGGCGGAGTCATTGATGTTTGTCCCATTGAAGCGCTTGCAGAAAAATATGGCGCGACTCCGAATGAATGGTCCGACTGCAAAGAAGATGGCAAACAAACCAAGCAGGTTTGCGAAATGATGTGCGGCGTGGAAACGTGGTCGGAAAAGGGATGGACCCGTCTTCATCGCGTTATTCGGCACGTGCTCGCCCCTCACAAAAAAATGATGAGAATCATTACGCACACTGGAATTGTTGATGTGACGGACGACCATTCTTTGATTCTCTCAAACGGTGATGAGATTTCACCAAAAAATGTGGAGATTGGAACCAAATTGCTGCATTGTGCGTTGCCGCAGCCACAACCCGCATCCGATGAAGTGCCAGTGATCACTGTTGAACAAGCCAGAGTCATGGGGTTCTTCTTTGGAGATGGAAGTTGCGGAGAGTATGATTGTGATTCTGGCAAAAAATGTTCATGGGCATTGAACAATGCCTCGATGGAATTCATACATAAATATCTAGAACTATGCAAAATCGCTTACCCAGATTTGGATTGGACCTACAACGACACTCTGGAAAGTTCGGGGGTGCACAAAATTGTTCCAAAATCAAAAAAATATGGAAGCATTGTGGAATTTGTGAAATTGTATAGGAACATGATGTATTACCAAAAATGCAAAATCATCCCAACCAGCATCCTCAATGGCACGAGAGAAGTTCGAGAAAGCTTTTGGAACGGCATGTATGATGCTGACGGCGACAAAGACAAAAATGGATACAATCGAATTGACCAAAAAAATCAAATCAGCGCTGCATGCATATGTTTGTTGGCTCAAAGTCTTGGATGGAAAACATCATTGAACACGCGTTCAGACAAGATGGACATTTATAGAGCGACCATGACAACCGGCGTTCAGAGAAAATGTCCCGATTCCATCAAGAAAATATTAACATTGCCGGTTGTGGAGAATCAATGTGTTTACGATTTGACCACAGACAATCATCATTTTGCGGCTGGAATTGGAAACATGATTGTTCACAACACGGACTCTGTATTCTACACGTTCAATTTGTCCAACAAGGACGGAACACCCATTCGCGGCAAGCAGGCGTTGGAAATCACGATTGAACTCGCGCGCCAGGTGGGCGACATGGCGTCGGCTTTCTTGAAGGCACCGCACGGGTGGGTGTATGAAAAGACGCTCATGCCTTTCGGTTTATTACAGAAGAAGCGCTACTTCGGCATCTTGTATGAGACGGACCCAAACAAGGGCAAGCCGAAGAGCATGGGCATCGTGCTGCGTCGCCGCGACAACGCACCCATCGTCAAGGACGTGTATGGCGGCCTGATTGATATTCTGACGAAGCAACAAGATCTGGAGGCAGCCGTGCATTTCGTGCGCGACTCGCTGCAGTCCCTCGTGGACGAGCGCGTGCCCATGGACAAACTCATCATCACAAAATCGCTGCGTTCCACGTATAAAAACCCGCAGCAAATCGCGCACAAGGTGCTGGCGGACCGCATGGGCAAACGCGACCCGGGCAACAAGCCGAGTTCGGGCGACCGCATCCCTTTCGTGTACATCCACAATCCGGACAAGAAGGCGCTGCAGGGGGAACGCATCGAGACGCCGGACTACATTCGGGCCAAGCGTTTGAAACCGAATTACTCGTTTTACATCACGAACCAGATCATGAAGCCGGTTGCGCAGCTGTTCGGCCTCGTGCTGGAACAAATGGCGGCGTTTCGGCGCAAGAAGGCGCGCTTCTTGGAGGAGCTGGAATCGGTGCGGAGCAACTGGACGGACACCGATGACAAGCTGCAGAAGAAGCTGGACGACCTGCGATTCCGCGAAGTGAAAGAGCTCATATTTGACGACTACTTGCGCCAGGCAGACAACCTGGCGAAATCAAATAAGAGCATAACGGAGTTCTTCAAAACCAAAACTAGTAAATGAACTGAAACAATGAAGGTGCATGTGCAAAAAAAGAAAATTATCTGCGATATGAACGATAGTGTGAACGATTTATAATTATTTTTTTATGAATTCTTTTTGATGTTTTGCGAGTTTTTGGTTTGTTCATACTTCTTCGTCTGAGTTTTCTTCCACCCATAAAACCAATTACATGACCTCTTCCACTTGTTGGACTGTGCCTGACTGCAAGATCCGCCGGGTCAGAGCTTGGAACATGTCTGCACCCAATAAACACGACATACACGTTGTCATTTCCAGAATATTCGCGAATTTTACCAAAAAGTTCATCTGAACGAATTAGTGTATGTCCAGTTGTTACTGATTTGTAATCAGAATAAAATGTAGAACGATGAATAGAGACAAGGACATTGTGTGTTAATACTCGAGTTAATTTAAGAGCAGGAATGTCTTTTTTATCAATGGCATATTTTGTTTTCAAGGCCACAAATATATCACTAAGTGTATCTTCGCTTGATTTCTTATCTTTCTGATATCTCATAACCCATTTGAGTTGTGGATCTTCAAGCCGTGTGTCATGCCTGATAACCAACTGCAATATTTCTTCGCGCAACCTTTCGACATCCTCTATGGCATGAGAACAAAATTCATTGATTGAATCTCCAAATTGAATTGCACTTTTATAGCGTTCGCGATTTTCATGCAAACTGTCAATGTCTGATTGGACAATTTGTCCACCTGAATGGCGTATAATTAAATCGTCAGTTGGACATGCAATAAACCCCTGTCCTGGCAACCGTTTTTCAATCGCAATTATAGCTCTATCTTTGTCGATTGTTTCACGATACAATTGCATGCCAGGATTGACCTTCTGTCCAAGAATAACATCGCTGACATCCATGCCTGTTTCATGGGTTGGAGAGAATTCATATATGGCTGAATGCACTAAAGCACCTGGGAGGAAACACATTTGAACTGTCATTTCTGCCTGGTGTTTTCTTTGTCTAAAATCACACGGTTGTCGTTTGCCATTATGAGTTGCGTACACAATTCTCATCGCACTCAGGCGGGACAACAATCCCATTACATCTGAATCGGTTGGCAGAACATGATGTGCAAAACCACGACTATCACGCTGAGGACCATATTGACTGAACAGGTGTCTGAACATGTCGATTGGAATCTGTCCATCTTTCACATGAATTGTTTGGTTCATCTGGGTCAAAGTGGTGACTGTCATGTTTGTTGGAAGTGCCCTTTGTTCACTGGGATATATGACTTCCGAATGGTTCGCCACAATAAATAATCTATTATAAGATTCATCCGTAGATGATGCCGTCATTAACGCGTTTCTTGATATATAATTTATTATTATTATTTTATTTAATCAACATCGTCGATATTTCTCGGGCCTGGTGCTGGTGCTGGTGCTGAACCTGAAGCGCCTGGCCTGGACATCAAATCAAACGAAAACACAATTGAATCATCATTCACTGTGTTCAATTCGAACCCAGGAAGGTTTCCACTGTTTCGCAGCAATTCATTGTAAAATGTGTTAATGTTGATATCAGATTCGAGTGGAATGCTTATTCCGCGCATGGGTTCGGGAGCAGCAGTGGCCGGAGGAGCAGTGGCCGGAGGAGGAACATCATGAGTAGAGCTCATTAGGTCGTGTCTACATGTGGGACATGTGTTATTCATGCGCAGCCATTGCATCAAACTATCTGGGCTGAATATGTGTCCGCAATGCCGAATGCGCACAACACGCTGATTGGGTTCAAACGCGTCTTGTGTGATTGAACACACAGTATTCAGTGGATTTACTATATTTTGAAAATGCGCAAATTCTTCTATTCTCTCGTTTAATTCTGCTTGTGTCAACCTTGGTTCTTCTGGTTGGTACAACATTCCCATTAGCGCATTCACAATGTTGTTTTCCAGGGTTGTTCCCAATGGTGGAGTTCTCAACGGTGGAGTTCTCAACGGTGGAGTTCTCAACGGTGGAGTTCTCAACGGTGGAGTTCTTGCATGACTCCTCCATGCATTTATTGGCGGTTGCTGTTGTTGCTGTTGTTGCTGTGGTTGCTGTGGTTGTTGATGTGGTTGTTGATGTGGTTGTTGTTGTGGTTGATGTGATTGTGGTGATTGCCGTGGTTGTGGTTGCCGTGGTTGCTGTGATTGCCGTGGTGGTTGCTGTTGTGATTGATGTGGTGGATGAGGAATGAGAAGCCATGGATATGGGTTTGAATTGATTGAGGTTTGAGTCCCATGCAACGCACGTTCCAATACATGAAACATGTGGTTCGAATGATATGTGAAATGGGTATAACTTTGAATCAAGCTTTCATACATGGCAAACAATCGTGCATTGTAAAAAGGAATGCTGTTTGCATCATCTTGTGCCGGGAATGGTTGTCCTTGTGTTTGCGAGCGACCTTGTGTTCGATTTCCGCGTCGGCCAGGCATTTTGTGTAAATTGCTTATTTACACTGAATCATCTTTATTTTTTTAAGCACAAACATAAATATATATTCTATGAATTAAAAAAGTGAACACCTACAATGAGTTTCGATCTCACCACCTCCGAGATTAGATAACCATCCATTCATTCGGACGATGTCTGCGGTCATGCACACATTGTCATTTATTTGATTAGACGATGTTTGGGTGTCCGGCGCTCTTCCACTGAGCTTTGTAGGTTTGTTATTAACTCTGTGCGTGGACACAGAGGCTCTGGTGCACTGAATGCACCTGTGCGACGTTGATGTTGTTTTACCACCTGCAGGTATCGATCCCGCACCGTTCTTTGAATGAGAAAGAGAGATAACCATCAGATATTCGGACCATGCGTGAAGCAGTGTCAATTGTTCACCGACGATGTTTTACGTCCGCCATGGAGGTGGTTTGCAAAGGTTGCTCCGTTTAACGTCCAGCTCGACGGCCAACTTCTGTAAAGCTGGCGAATTGGAATATACCGGAGATAGGGTTCGAACCTACGACCTCGGGGTTATGAGCCCCGCGCGCTTCCTCTGCGCCACCCCGGTGTAAGATGCTCAAGTTTAATGTCGCTTGCGCTATGACAACCAGCTTCTCTAAAGCTGGCGAAGAGTGCGCGGCGGCCCCTATCTGAGTGAGACACGCACACAATGATCCAGCTTGACGGTGAATGCGTTCTGCGCCACCCCGGTGTAACATGCTCTAGTGCCTTGATGCACCGATGCGATGTGTGTGATAGATGCCGGAGACAGGTTTCGATCCTGTGACCTTCCGCTTATGAGGCGATAACCATCAGTCTTTCGGACGTTCAAAGTCGAATGGGATGACCGACGGTGGTTGAGACGCTCTGCCGCTGAGCTACTCCAGCATAATATTGCTCAAGTTTAATGTCGCTTGCGCTATGACAACCAGCTTCTGCAAAGCTGGCGAAGTGAAGAAATTCCCCCGGTCAGTTTCGATCTGACGACCTCCGGCTCATAAGGCGATAACCATCAATCATTCGGACTTTATGCAAGTCGAATGGAGCGACTGACGATGTTTTACGGCGCGCTTCCACTGCGCCACAGGGGATTAAGTGTCTTGTGTCTTGTGTCTTGAATTGGATCTTGGACCAGGGACCAGGGAAATTTTTTGGATGCACCCCTAAGAATTTGTTGATGTGGGCACTACCGTTTTTTCCCTTCTGTTTCGCAGTGGCACTCGTGGGATTCGAGCTTGCGACATGTTGATTGCTGGGTTGTCAGACACCTCGTCTGACAACTGAGCCATGCGCCACAACTGCTTGGAACATCATGTGGCGAAATAGGTATAGTAAGATGTGAAAAAAGTGGGGGTTTCTGGATGACCCCCCCCCCTGCACTCGGTCCGACATTACAATGGTCGTATCATGCCGGACATTGGTTTTGGTGAAAATGAAGGAACTTCTTGACGTGGTTGAACCGGAAGAGGAACCGCCAGCTTCGGGCTCGGACACGCACGGTTGAAATTGGTCGTGTTGCCGTTGAATGCATTGATGTTGAATGACCACTTGGCACAAGGCGACGAAACCGCGTCGTCAAAAGATGGATGGGTGTTCAAAGACATTTTATGAAAGGATGTGATATTTTATTTTTATATCATTCGCGTTTAGTAATTGAAAATGAAAATGTCGCAATTCATTGGATTTCAACATTTCGATATCATTGCTTGTGTTTGTCAATTTGTATGTTCTTAATGAACCCTTTTATGATTTTTTTGTGCGCATGATCATCGTTTTCGATGTTTTTGTACAGCTCTTTGCACAGGGCTAAATACTCGACCTGCAGCTTTTCCTTGGTTTCCCACCCGGGGTGCGCGTCGATCCAATCCTGAATGCGTTTGATTTGATAGCAGGATGTTAAATAAATGAATTTTTTGATGTTGGCAAAGTCTTCGTCTTTCTCCCACTCGTCGTTTTTTATGTACATGGTTTCACGCTTCGCGTCGGTGCAGTGGATCGGGCGCTTGTGCACCGCCATGCCTTTCAGGTTGTTCACGATGATGGAGCTCACGCCTTCGATGATGCCGTTGTTCTTCGTGAATTCCAAATCTTCGACCGTGATGTTGAGAGATTTTACGAAATCACTAAGTTTAATTGCATCCTTGCACTCCGTGTTCAAAAACACCTGCAGGTTGAATTGTTGATTGTTGGTGGTGTTGTTGTTATTTATCACCGTGTTTCTCTCTTTGCTCAACTCTATGAGCTGTGTTTGCAGCGTTTTGTTCTGCTCCATGAGCTGTTCCACAATCTTCATCATGTTGAATTCGGTGGATGCGGTTGCTGATGCAACGGCTGGTGTGGTGGATGATGCGGCACACGATGCAGCGGCTGGTATAGTGGATGCAGCGGCCGATGCACTTGATGCATTATTCAGTTTTTTGATGCACTTGGTGGTGATTTGTTCTTCCATCTCACACATGATTACAAGGCTGCTTGTTGTTTCCGTTGCCGCTTTTGCCTTTTGCGCGCACTTCTGCTCATGATACCACAAACTGTTTCGGGCGTCATATCCTTTTCCACAATGCGGACATGAATGCGATTTTTTCGAGCCACACACAGGCATGTATTCACATTTTTTTTCATGATACCATTTACCGGAACGGGTTGTAAAAGTTTTGGGGCAGTGGTCGCATTTGTAATTAGCAACCGGAGATTTAATACACGTTTTCATGTGATGCCACAAGCTATTCTTTAATGCATACACTTTGTCACAATTTGCACATGCAAAAGATTCCTTCTCCATCGCACAATGTAATCAATTAATGCTCTTATATTGTTCATATAAATTATATTTATATTATTTTCACTTGGTTAAATAATATGTTCTATTCCATTCTATGTATTCGGGCAATAAAACGCCACCGCATATATCATGCCACAACATATCAATGTAAATTGATATACTCCTACATACTGCAAAAAAGGTTGAATCGTTAAAGGTTTGCGTTCTATCTGGTTGAAGAAAACGTTCTAACATGTTCTAAATTTTCAACACTGCATAGAACGTTTTTTTCAACACCTGGTGCCTTTTTTTAAGTTTTTTTTGGGCCGAAAAATCGCCCTCCGTGGTGCCTTTTTTTAAGCGCTGCATAATGCTCTCGTTTTTTACCACATGTCTTGTAAAATAATTTTGTTATTTTCTTAAAAAACTTTGCACAAGAGTCAAAAAAATTTCAGAAAATGGACAAAAAAAATGTCCGAAAACCAGTTACCCGTTACCTTTTTGCGCAAAAAGGCGCGGCGCTAGGTAATTTGCGGAACTTTTTTGGAGCGATAATTGCGAGACCATGATGGTGCGGATAATTTGAAGGCAAGTGTGATTTGTAAAAACGTCTAGCGAGAGAAAATCCATAAATGAATTGAAAAACAAATGGATCAGCAAATATAATGACATGAAATGGGCATAAACACATGTCATGACATCAAAGCATTGCCACAAAAAATGACTGTATCGAACCACGATGTGTACAAGGACAAAGGTTTGAGCGGTCTAGCCAACATGGGAAACACTTGCTACGTGAATTCATGTTTGCAGATTCTTTCCCACACATATGAATTCAATGATTTTCTCTCGAAGAACGGCGGCGAGTACAAGTCGCGCCTGAACCACAAAGTGGATTCCGTGCTGCTGCACGAGTGGGACAAGCTGCGCATCATGATGTGGACGGAGAATTGCATAATTTCCCCGGGTGGCTTTGTTTCGGCGATGCAAAAGATTGCGCGCATGAAGCACATGGACCTGTTTTCCGGGTTTCAGCAGAACGACGTGGCCGAGTTCTTGATGTTTTTAATGGACTGCTTCCACACCGCGCTGGCCCGCGAAGTGGAAATGAAGGTGCACGGGGTTGCTCGGAATGCAACCGACCGCGCGGCCAAAGAGTGCTACGAGATGATGGCGGGCATGTATAAAAAACAGTATTCCGAAGTGCTGAACATTTTTTACGGCGTGCAAGTGTCCCTCATTGAGTCGTTGCATTCGAGCAACTCGTCGGTGTTAAGCACAAAGCCCGAACCCTTTTGCATTCTGAACCTTTCGTTTCCCCCGGCCAGCAACAGTGGGATGAACGCATTTAGGGCGGTGTCGATCTTTGATTGCATGGACCACCATTGCGCGCCCGAGGTATTGAGCGGCGAAAATGCGTGGTTCAATGAAGCAACCGGGCAACTGCAGGACGTGCAAAAACGGCTGTCGTTTTGGAGCCTGCCGAACGTGCTCATCATTGTTCTGAAACGGTTTGAAATGAATGCGAGGGGGGGGCTGCGCAAAATTCAGGTGCCGGTTGATGTGCCGTGCAGTCGCGCCGATTTCTCCCAGTACGTGCATGGATACAATCGAGAGAGCTACGTGTATGATTTATTTGGGGTGTGCAATCATCACGGCGGATCGCCGATGGGGGGGCACTACACCGCAACCATAAAGAACGCGAACGGGAAGTGGTACGGATGCAACGACACCATTGTCCGGGAAGTGCCTCTTTCCGGGGATTCCATAGTCAGCAACCTGCCGTATTGCTTGTTTTATCGTAAAAGAGAGCCTCTCCCTTAAGGGCGTGTGCCCCCCTGGCTCAAATAATAATATTTTATAATTTTATATCGACAAACACGCGCAACACAAAGGGACAAATGAATGTTTCATACGATTCCATCACCGGAATTGGTCAAAACCCGCTGGAATACATTGATGTTGTCAATAAAACGAGCACCAACGGCAAATTAATCATGATTGGCATGTTGTCGCTAACCATATTTCTGTACTACATTGTGTTTTCAACAATGCCGGGTGGAAATGGCGCAACCGGGGCGACGCCTTCAACCGGTGGAGCCAAGCTGTTGGAAGTCATCATGTGGGGCACGTTCATAGTCTTGTTGATGATAAACGGGTACCAGTACTTTTTCAATGTGAACGTGGTTGCCAGCGTCAAGAACTTGTTCAACGACCGGCCGGAGGTGGATATCACGGTGCAGCAACCGGAGGGGGATTCGGAAACCACCGTCCCCGAGCTGCGGTATTTTAAGCAAGTGTTCCACGTTCCCGGGAACGAATACACATATGACGATGCAAAGGACGTGTGCAAAGCGTTTGATGCGCGGCTGGCGTCGTATGATGAAATCGAGAAAGCTTACAGCGGTGGTGGCGAATGGTGCAGCTACGGCTGGTCCGATAACCAAATGGCGCTGTTCCCGACCCAGAAAAACACGTGGGATCGGTTGCAAAAGATTAAGGGGCATGAAAATGATTGCGGGCGTCCGGGCATAAACGGCGGCTTCATTGCAAATCCGGACGTGCGGTTCGGCATCAATTGCTACGGGTTCAAGCCCGAAATAACCGCGGCAGAAGCAGACGACATGAAGACGGCCAGCATCTACCCGAAGACGCTGAAAGACATGGAGAAGCAGCAACGGGTTGCGCACTGGCAGACGAAGCTGAGCGACATTCTGGTTTCACCATTCAACAACGACGTGTGGAGCGCTTAAAATGCAACAAACAGAACAAAAATCACACAATTCATGAAATCATCATGAATTATGAATGAATGTTATTCAAAATCTAGAATCTTCAAACGTGTTCAACCGCCACCAGTGATTCAACGGCTTGTTTGCACACCGGACACTCCCGCGTCTTTATCAGCTTTACGTAACACTCCCCGCACATCACGTTGTGCGCGCACGGACCGAACAGTATGTCCTTTTTGTTTTCATAACACATGATGCACTGTTCGTCTTCCACGTTGGTTTTTTGTGCAATGAGTCCCGGTGGCAACGGGAGCGGAACGGCTGGCTGTGAGGGCTGTGGCGGCGGCGTCACGATGATGCCGGGGTCCATTGTCATTCGGGTGTAATACCCACGAAACCCGGCGCGCGCGCTCTCGTGATCACACATGCGGACACGAGTCGCGTGCGCATCATTCCGCTCGAAGTACACGCTGCCATTGTCATTTCGAGACACGGAGAAGATGATGTTGGGCGGCAGACCGTCGATGTCAATGTACGTTACGGTTTGCGTCGAGCCGCGCTGGAAAAACAGGTGCGACGAATACTTGGATGCATAATACTTGCGCACGGGACGCGCCGCGTCGTAAATGAAATCGCGGAAAGCCCACATTTGATAATTGCGCGCCGGATACCAATTCACCGGTTCCGCGTCCTGCAAAAACACTTTCACGTCGGCACAATCCATGATTGCGTAGACGTATCCGTTGTCGGATCGTTGGATGCGCGTCGGCATGTAGTGGTTGTTTTCTTCGCGATAAACGAGAAACTGGTTGTTGTAATTGAATGGAACCTCGTCCCCATACACGGGGCGGGCCTTGTAATGCATGTACGCTTCGGCCAAGGCAGGTGGGGCCGGAACCCACTGTGCGACCCCATTAATTTCGCTAATTATGCGAATGTCCGAAACATGACGATTCATGGATGCGTGATTTTTATCGTGATGAACCAATTCGTCGAATAATGTTTAAATTCTTTTCATTAAACTTGTGCAGACACTTGTTATAAAACAATGCACGATTAAAGAAATAAACAAATCCGAACCATGTGTATTATAATGCACATATTATAATATACAATGCCCCACATTAAGGAACTGCTGATTTCACCATTTTCATTGGTGCCTCCGACCAACGCGGCCAACGCAACCAACGCAACCAAAAAGAAGGCACCCCAACGGCCATTCCAACCGTGCAAGTGCGACTCGGACAACGAAGACAACGACTTTGGAATGGCGCCCGATTGTGCATTCATTTGCTCATTGGCTCAGCGCAACAAAACCAAAAAACGCAAGCAGTTGCCGCGCAAAAAAACCCGAAAAAATCGGCATCAATAAAACTTCATGCGTCATGAATTTAGGCCACACGCAACCCAACCCATTGTGTGAAACAATAATCAATGCGCGACATAAATAATATAATGACAATTGACATCCATTATATAATATCAATAATTATATAATTGCATTCGTGATAGTTGCATTGTTTTTCGTGCATTTGAAATGAGCGCAGACGATGATGTTCGGCCGACGTACAGGGTCAACGTGATTGGGAAAAACCAGACCATCGTGTTTGGATTGTCATCGTTGCCATCAAGTCCAAACGAGAGAATTAAATATTCGAACCAGCGCATACACCCGGATGACACAATCGAAGCCATTAAGCGAAAAATATTACTTGAGTTGCCAACTGTGTCATACGGCGAGCTCTACCTTTTCACAGGCGTGCATCCGTTTTTGACGGTCGATCGCATAAAGCAGTATCTGACGTGCGGGAACCGGTTTCCTATTTCGCGCGGGCGGCTCATCACGCTGTGTCAAAATTTGAAAAGCCCGGAACTGGCAGAAGAGTGTGCCAGCATTGACGCATCTTCGGGTAAATCGGATTACACGGTTGAAGAGCTGTCCAATTTTTTTCAAAAGGTGCAAAGCAGCGACGGCTTGCGCATGGAAGTGCCCCTGGGCCAATCGCTGCAGTACGATTATCCGATGCCCGCCGACCCCATTGGAGAACCCTTGATGGATCCGGAGTTGAAAAAATCGCACATGGTGAAAACCAAGAACGCCGACGTGTTGCTGGATTGCGGCATGATGGTTGACAACCAAATCAACGTGTGCTGCGCAGAAGACACGTTGTCCGCGGAGACCGGGGCAACCGATGCCGAGATAATAAAATTGTACTATCCTTATTTGCATGAAAAGGGCATTGTGTCGCGGGAGCAGCTGGCCGAACGCAAACAGGAATTGCTGGACGACACCAAGGAGCTGGTTGACGCGGCGTTCATTCAGCACAACGAGGCGGTGGATGTCATGTACCGAGTGTACGCTGAACGGCAAAATCCGGCCGAGTTGCGGTACATTGAACGCGGGATTAAGTCGGTGCACTTCATCATGCGGCCGATTGTGCGGTTTGCAATGCCGCTGGACAGCTTGTTCAAAATTCTGCACAGCACGCATCAAGCCCCCCTCATCAAATTGAACCCGGCGGGCCAGCGGGAGAAAGTGTATCGCATGTACGCGCCGGAGAGGACCAAAACGGATGACCTTGTTCCAGCGTTGTCGAAATCCAAGGTCATGCGCCTGGACGGCGAAATCGGAAAACGGCGGCGCGTTGCAGCCTTCATGGAATGCGACCACGACGGGTTCACGTGCGAAATTGTGTGCGAGTTCGATGCGGAAGCCAACGTGCATGTCCGAGCGCATTTCCGAAAGGCAATTGCGTATGGAAATTCGAAAAATGATTACGACAATCCGGTGAACCACGTGTTGCGCAAGTGTCTGAACCCACTGCTGCACGAAGCGCGCGAATTCCTGCAAAGCACGAGCGGCAACAGCATCGAACAGTTTTGCAGCATTGCCGTTCCCAGTGTGGAAATTGTGGACATTGGGTACACCACCTACTTGGCAGACACGCCGATGTTGCGGCTTCAAAACATCATGGGGTGCGTGTCCGCCATTTTCACCGTCATTGATGAAACCGAGGGAGAAATCGGCATGCGATACAAGCGCGTTTCCAATTACGACGAGCAGATTGGGGCGGACGCGTTCATTGCGGACCGCATTCGCAAGGATGCCAGCACGGCCAGCATCGTGTCCGGCCTTGTCAAAAATCGGCTGGTGAAAACCGAGGAAGCCGCCCGGCAGCGGGTTGCGGATTACAAAGCGGCCGAACAAGTGATGGAAGGCGCGCACCGGCGCGTGCGGACGCGGGTGAAACAGCCCGGGTTTTTGACCATTGTGCGTCGTGAAAACATGGAGCTGCACATTGAAATCAGCGACATAAACAGCGTGCGCTACATTCGGCTGCTGGAAATGTATTTGGACGCCGTTTTGAGGATTGCAATGTACGGAAAACGCAAGGACGAAATGACCACTCGCGTGCCGATGTCCGTGCTGGGAGCGCTGTGTTCCAAGCGAACGCGGCGCAAGGTCGTCGAAGTGGGAGACTTGAACGCCGAACCCGAAAAAGAGGCCGAAGTGCCCGCATTTGTTGCGGACCTTTCATTTGAGGACCGCATTGCGTTTGACCAAGCGTTGGAACGCGAGGCGGAAGGCGCGGACGACGAAGGCGTGGACCGAGAAGCGGATGTGTACGACATGATGGACACGCTGATGCAGAGTGAAAGCAGCGGTGTAAGCGAGGAAGAGGAAGAGGAGGTATTGATCGGCGGTGCGCCCAAAAAAGCCGCCCGTGCCCGGTCGGAGTCGGACTCGGACTCGGACTCGGACTCGGATTCGATTGGCTCTGACCCAATAAGTGCTGCGTATGCGCCACAATCATTGAAAAATCCGAATCCGTTCGAACACAAACTGCAGAAGAGCGAACCCGTGCTGTTTTTGTCGAAAAAATCGGGGGATTACGACACGTATTCCACCAACTGTCAGTCCAACATCAAGCGCCAGCCGGTTGTGTTGTCGAAACAGGAATTTGATGACTTGAACGCCGACCCGAAATACCGCAACATGTTGAAAGGTGCGCTGGAATACGGGTCCGATCCCGACAGCAAGTACTATTACATGTGCCCTCGCTACTGGAGTTTCAAAGACCGGCGCCCGATGACGGAGGAAGAAGTCAAAGAGTTGGAACGGCACGTGATTGGCAAAAAAGACAAAGAGGTGACGCTGGACAAATACATCTTTGAATTCAATGATTACGGCAAAGAACACATGGGTGCAAAGGGATACATACCACATTACCCGGGATTTTTGAACACGAGCGTGCACCCGGATGGGCTGTGCGTGCCCTGCTGCTTCAAAAAACAGCAAAAGTTCGGCGACCTGAAGGTGTGCGAGGACAAGCTGCGAGTGGCAAAAGGGCAGCAACCATCCGCCGCGCAGCCATCCGTGCAACCATCCGCCGCGCAACCATCCGCGCAACCATCGATTGCTTCAAAAGTTTCGGTTGCTGCCCCGGCTGCACCGCCCCCTCAAAAAGTGATGGACGATTACATTGTTGGTCCAGACAAGTTTCCGATTCCGATGGGACGCCGCGGGTATTTGCCCCAGTCGGTGCAACGGTTTTTGAATTACGACAACAGCACGTGCCAGGTTAGTCAAACCAACAAAACTCTCAAGAAAAATGTTCCGTGTTTGTTGCGATACGGCGTACAAGAGTCCGAGCAAGACATAATGGGTCGTCCCTCCCGTCTCAGCGAACGCCAGTCATTCATTGCGTGCATGGCCGCGATGCGGCAAGACGACCGCCCCAGAAGCATATCCGAAATGAAAAAAATCATTCTGGAGGGAATCACACTGGATTCGTTTCTAACGTATCAAAACGGCACGCTGACGGATGCTTTTAAACCCGCGCCCGGCGAAGAGAAAGAAGTGCATGCGACTGGGTCCAACCATCGGGACACCCAATACGTTAAAAAAATGTTGAACAGTGCCAAGGGCAAAAGCGGTGCAACCAAGGCACGAATCGACGCTGCGATCCGCAAGACAATTAACGCATACGAAAATTTCAGGAGGTTCATTGAAAGCGACGACTCCATCATTGACCACACGTACATGTGGGACATTTTCACCACATTCAACCCCGCCATATTCAACACGCAGCAACAGCGGTTTGAGAAAGCGCAGGAGAAGGGTGCAAGCAAGGAACAAGCCACACGCAACATTGGGTTCAACCTAATCATTCTCGAAATTCCGAAGGACGACAACAGCGACGCATTGAACATTGTGTGCCCCTCGAACCACTATTCGAACAATCAATTCAACGCACACAAGCCAACTGTCATGCTCATCAAACAATACAACTACTATGAACCCATCTATCAAATAACCGACAACGACAACGCCAAAAAATCCGACATCAAAAAATCATTCAGCCTGAATGCCCCCACGCTCATGCAAAATCTGAAGGTCATGATCGAGCTGATTAAAAACCAGGTGTTGCCGGCCTGTGCTCCGCAAAAGGTTGTGAAACCGTATAATTTTAAATACAACATTTCAGCCGACGAAGCCATTGCCATTTTGCAGAGGGAGAAATTCACGGTCAACCGGTTGGTCCTGAATTACGACTCCAAAGTAATTGGCGTGGAAGTTTCGAAATGGGACGCCGGGGGAGAGCATTCGGGAATTGTCATGACGGCTGCGTCGCCGCTGGACCCCAAAGTGTCGGAAATAGACATGGATCTGGTGATGATGGACGACCCGGCCATTTGGAGTTCGTATTCGGACACGGTGCGGTTTCTGGCGTACGTCAGCAAGGAAACGAAGGCCCGAATCCCGTGCCTGCCGCGCATCAACGTCGTTGACGACGGCATGCTCATCGGAATCATGACGGAAACCAACCAGTTCATGGAAATTCGCGATCACATTCCATACATAGATAAAAAAAGCATCCCGGTTTCGGCTGGCACGGAAGCGATTGTGAAATCAATGGAATTGATTGCATACGACACCACGAATCCCAACCAGGCCGACGCAGAAGTGCAAACCACGTATGAACAAGACGCTGCGCGGGTGAAATACGTGCAGCGCATCCAATTGGAAACTAAAATGTATGAATTGTTTCGCAATTCCATGCGCATCATCGTGAGCAAAATAAAGAACATGGACCGAAAGAAACGGCTGGAAGACATTGTGTTCAATGATGCGACCAACACGCATGAGCATAAAATCCGCGAAATCATGCGAATTTGCCGAGAGATGGGCGACGCATTCATCCAGTTTGCAAGCATGCAGGGCGCCGTGCTGGAGAAGTACATTTCGAGCCACGAGTTCAAAACCGAATCTGTTAAATTCACGCAGTGCATTTCAGCCGAAAATCGCATTGAATACGGACCGAACACGTGCATGCGCGTGGTTGTTCCCGAATCCCCCGATTGCCGGATCATTTTGCCGCAGAAAAACTTGATCAATCCGCGAATGGACAATCGCACATTTTATTACGGGAAACTGGCGGACGAATTGCTGCGATACACGCGAATTCGGCGATTCATTCTGTCGCATTCATCTGCGCTGACAACGTTGGCGCCGGTCAAATACGACGAGCGAGAGGATGAACTCATTCTGCTGCAGTCACAGCTGGAACCCTACTTCGATCATCTGGACCCCATTGCGGCGGGAAGAATGAACCAGTTTGCTCGATACAACACCTTTGAAACCGCAAACCCCCAACTGAATCCGGGCGAGGTTCCTTCCAACAACTATGTTGAGCAAGGTCCGTCGCCTTCTCCAGAACCTGGTAAGGGACGGGATACGGTTGCCATTTCTGGCGGGGTTTGCATGCCGATTTCCATAAAACCGTTGGCCGGAGCCGTGGTGCATTATTTCCCTAAAACAATGCAACTGCTTGCATTTGAGGATGCGATTGGAAAGTGCACGTTTGGCGCGTTTGCTTCCATCATGAAAGAAGAAAGTGCGGAGTACGCAGACATGGACGTGGATGATTTGAAGTTAATCTTGGTTTCCAAATACGCGGAGCTCATGCGCACGCACAAAATTCAAATGATGAATTACTACAAACACCTGACGGCCAATCGCAGCACGCTGGTCGCCAATTCGCAAGATTTCATTATGAATTCGTTCCACTACATGACGCACTTGGACCTGTGGATTTTGGCGCAGCATTTCGGCGTGCCGATTGTTTTGATTGCGTCGCAAATCAAACACCCGTTGATTGAAAACGAGCGCACAGCACTCGTTCTTTACGGAAAAAGCGAAACCGACGCATTTTATTACGTGGCCTCGAGCGGACGCGCGCGCGACGTTCCCATTTCTTACAGCATTGTTCGCACGAGTCGAAATGAAATGAAATTCTCTCTCAATCAGTGCACGGATGATGCATTTGTGGAACAAATCCGGAGCCAACTGGCGGCGGGTGTTGTGTCGGTTGCCGATTTCATTGCTGCATACGTTCCCGTTGTGAAAAAACGCATTGGGTTGAAGGCGGTGGAAAAAGGAGATGCACAGGACGATGCAGCACAGGACGATGCAGGAGATGAGTGAGCCACATTCACGTGATTCAAATAAACGAGGATATTAAAATATTGAATCATACTATATCTATTATATAGCGAAGTTGCGCATTCCATGGACAAAATAGACAAAATATTTTACATCAATTTGGAACGAAGGAAAGACCGAGACGTGCATTTCAATGAAACTTGTTCAAAAGATGCACAAATGCCTTTGAACAAAATAGAACGATTTAATGCGCTCGATGGTAAAACGTATGTTCCCACCAAAGAAGAATCAAACATGTTTTTGAAATGTGGTTATTTGAATAAAAAATTTTACAACAATGTGTTGTGCAACCAACTGGGCCATTATTACATTTTGAAAGAAATTGTAAAACGCAAGTACAATTATGCCATGGTCTGCCAAGATGATGTTAAGTTTAGACCCGATTTTCAAATGCATTTCGAAGGGTTGATGAACCATTTTCCAAGCGACGCAGAAATGGTGAACATTGGTTTGCACAAACATGCTAGATACAGTCATTTTGTGCCATACGATTTAACTCGGACACAAAACGACGATTATGCAATAATAGGTAAAAGCAAAACAAATAGCCATGTGTGCAAGCTGCGAAATCAGCTAAATCCATGTTCTCTTGCATACGTGGTAACGTTGCAGGGAGCAATCAATTTGGTCGAACATTTCGACAATAAAGGTTTCAAACGAGAAACTGATTGGAATTTTAATGAATATTTGCGTGACAAAGACATTTTCTATTGTTCTCTTCCGGTTTTGTGCACTGGCAATTCAAATTTAACATCTGACATTTTTGAATTGGATTGATCCCGAACGAGTCTGTTTATGTGTGTGCAATGAAACACATAAACAATTATAATTGCGTTATTGCATCAATTTCGTCGTCGTCGTCGTCGTTTGGTTTTGGTTCCACGTTTGCCTCCCATCACGTTGCAATGACTGCGACGTTTGGTTCTTGGCGTTCTTGGCGTTGTTGTTGTTATTGGTGTTATTGGCGTTGTTGTTGTTGTCATTGGCGTTGTTGTCATTGGCGTTGTTGTCATTGGCGTTGTTGTCATTGGCGTTGTTGTCATTGGCGTTGTTGTCATTGGCATTGGCATTGTTGGCTTATGTTTCCTATTTTTGAAAATGCGTCCACGCGAACCCAATTCACTGTAAATACCTCTTTATTGGAGAATGACATTATTCACTTTTTCTACTAGGTTCAATGCTATTTGTTTTTCATGATCTTCCAAAGCATGCGGGGTTTTTGTATTCGAAAATAATTTGTAGGGATGATGACATATATTTCCATATTCGGATACCAAACGCATTAATTCGGCTTCATTACATCCCATTCCAATTGCACAAGAAACAATGTGTTTATCAATTTGTTTTTCCAATTTGTTCATATTGATAATTGTATAAAATATGACTATATTAAAATTATGGGTTCGGTTTCATTATTCATTCATTGTGCATAAAGAATTGACTCAATCATGCAACACGTGGTGTCATCAAAAAACTGTGCATACAATTTCAGTAGATTTTGTTTATAATCATTGTCCATTTTTTTCACGGCAATCCGATGCAGTCCAAAAATTTTAACCTTTGCATTTGTAATTGCTATTTTCTTTTTTTCAAACGTGTTGAAAGCAGCGGTTGGGTCATTGAATATGGTTACAACATTGTCTTTTTGCACCATTGCATGTTTGTCCAAATTGTTTGAAAAAATCAAGTAAGCCGTGTATAAATAAAATTCAGTCACAGTGTTTCCTTTATTCGTGAAGAAGTCATACAATGATTTGCTTTCCTTTGTTTCAATGAATTTTATCAAATTGCAAACCTGGCTTGTTATGAAGATGAATGGCGTAGTTGTCAATGGCATGTTGTTGCCGGTTGGATTGAAATCGTTGTCATGCTCGCAATGAAATGGATCATTGACATCGAAGTATGCCAAGCACCCAATGTAGAACCGAATCATGGTCCCTGGATTATTCAAATACAGCTTGGGTTTGCCATTGCAAAAAAAATCATCCAAACCGACATCTCGTATGAAATGATTTTTGCTGTCCAGCACAATGCAATGGTCCGCCTGGACGTAGTTGCAAAAAAACAATTTAAAATACTGTTGGTTAAACCAGCTTGATTTGTTGCACTTCATTATGGAATCTCGATACACAATGGAAACCTTTGAACGCATTTCTGCGGGATAATATTCTCGAATGTGCTCAATTTTGGATAGGCCTGTGTCATTGTAAAAAATGTGTATTGTCCCAATGTTGTCTGTCTGAACATAATTGAAACTAATTGCTTGCAGTTTTAGCAATTCAATTTCAGTGGTGTCTTCAAACACTATGGTCAAAAAATCCATGTATATGATTACCTACATATTAAAAATCTGCGCTTCTTCTCTTCACGCTGCGTTTGGGGCTGCGACCAGGACTGCGTTTAGAGCTTCTAGGGCTGCGCTTAACACTACGTCCAGGGCTGCGCCTGACACTGCGACCAGGCGTTGGCTCGCTGTTTGGGCGTCGCCGAGTTTTTGGGGAGAGCATCATTTTGGGCCATATGACTTTGACACGACACATGGGACATTCATCCTTATTTACATCGGTTATGCATGCAGTGTGCATAGGATGAAACCATTTCCCTTTTTCGTCTTTGTGAAAAACCACTGGCATAAAAACGGGAGACCTTCTCATTCTTTTTGACTTTGGATCTTCCGGTCGTTCAACTTCAATAAATTCTCCCATGCAAATTGGACACTCTGATTCCATTGCATCGCCCATGGCTCTGAATTCGGCCAGCGTTCGCACAATGCGCGTTTCTGCACCGGGGGCTTCTTCGCGTGCTCGCCTGGCAGCTTCACGTTCCACAAAAAGTGGATTTATCCAGTCTGCATGATGCAGTGCCAACAGTTGCAGATTTTGCGTCATTGGCCGAACGATTTCAGTCATGAAATCCTGTGTTTGAGGTGAGATGTTTCCTATGAATTCAACGCCAAACTGATAAGGAAAACCGTTTGCTCGGTTGAACGCTTGAATCGCCATAATCAGGATGTTCATTGTTCCTGGATGAATTGTCTGGCCAAGGTCATACCGGCGAGCAATCATACCAATTCCATAATCAATGAATTCTCTCAAGTCTTCAGCATTTTCGGCATTCAACTGTGCCTGATTCAATCGTTCAAACACGGTTTCTAGGTTTCGATAATCACGTTCATCGTATACTGTGAAAATCCAACTAGCTTCAGTGACTAATCTTGAAATAATTCGTTTGACTGGCTGTTGTGCCAAATTTACAAAATTGTGATTCATGTTGTGTATTTGGTTTTATATATAATTGAGCATAAAAAAATATTTTATGCTATGCTAAATCATTTTAAATTTTGTAAAACATTTTCACAGAACTATAGGCATTGTCATTGTCATTAGAATCCGACGTTGTAATTGTCCGCGACATGGCCCAGGTCCACCTTCTGGATGCTGCCCACATTCGATTCAATGGTCAGCTTCTCAAACGCGCACGCGCTCGTGTCCATGGCGGCGGCTCCCATCGCTTCCGCAATCTCAGCCTGCGCATCTTGTGCCTGAAACGCGATGTCCTCCATCTTGGCAATCATTTGTGGCAGGTCGAGCATGACCTGGAAGCTGCTGGTGCCGTAATACCCCTCCTGACCGCACATGACATTCGCTGAAATGCCGCGCATTTGGTCCAGCTCCGCATGGCGCGCGGCCTTCAAGAACATCTCCGGTGTCTCCTCAAACGACGCCTTGGCAATGGGGCCAATGTTGTCATTATTAATGCCGTGCCGGAAAATGGACACCATGTGTGAGCTCGCCGTCATGCGGTCGCACAGCAGGCTCAGGTGGTGGTAGTTGATGTAGGTGCCGTCGTTCTCAAACACGCCGGTCATCTCCGACAGGAGCGCTTCGCGCGCGGCCTCAATGCCCAGCACGCTGTGAATCTCCTGAATGTCGTCGCTGATTGTGCGATTCACGTCAATGTAGTCCAGCGCCAGCACGTCCATCAAGTTGGTCCCCTTTGTGTCTAGAACCCACGTCTCCTTCTTCACGTACGCGCCGTCCTCCTTGTGCAGCGTGTCCATGAGCTTGCGCAGCGTGACCTTGCTGATGTTTTTCAGGCCGCGCAGCACAATGTTGTTGAGCAGCTGGTCTTGGAACGCCTTCAGCAAGTAAATCTTGTCGGACTGGTCGAGCGGGTTCTCCTTCGGCTTGAGCGGCTTCTTGCCGTTGATGTTGTTCATGCGCAGGCGGAACACGAGCTTGTCGGCGTTGTAGTCGGCGTAAATGCAGCTGACGTCGTCGCCGTGGCTGTTCTTGATCGCAAAGTGCACGTCGTCCATGGTGATGCGCTTGTCCAACATGGCCTCGCGGCTCATGACCATGCGGATGATCCACTTGGAGCGCGCCGAGTCATCGGCTTCGGCCTCCGGTACATCTATTCCCGCGCACTCGTTCAATATGCGCTGATACTCATAATACTGCAACATCGTGCTGCGGTCCTCCTGGATCATCGTGTTCAAGTCGTCGGGGTCAAAGCAGATGGACACGTTTTCCACCAGCTCGCTGAGCTGCGTCAACTCGATTTGCGCAATGAGCTCCTTGGCGCGCTCGCAGTCGGTCTCCTCGTCCTTCTTCAGGCAGATGGTCAACGACGAGTTCTTCGGGTTTTCGGTGATGGACAGCAGCTCCTCAATGCGGGGCACACCGCGCGTGACGTTCGCCTTCATGGCAACACCGCTGCCCGCTGTGTGAAATGTATCATAACAACCCATGCCGTTTTCAATGACAAATGTGCGCGTTTCTTCAACTGTGAAATCATACATCCATTCGGTTGGGTTTGGAATTTCTTCAATGCTGACAATTTTGTCAAAGCGAATGTCGGGAAATGGGTTGGTTCCAATGATTGCGGCCAGTTTTTTGCGATTCATGTTTGTGTGCACTTTTCCGTTGTGCACAAATGTGGGAATGACATCATTCACTTCTGATGATTTAGATGCCTTTGCAATTTCATCCAATCGGGCCTGTTTGTAATCAATGAACAAGCGCATTTCATTTGCAAATTTGACAGCACCATCCGATTTGATGCAAATGGTGTATCCTTGCAATATGTTTTTGCTGCCACGATTGTTTGTTTCACATTTGGTTGGCTTGGATATTTTGCTGTAAATTCCAAATCCAAACCCCAACATGCTTTGAATATTTTCAAGTAATTTTCTGGAAACACTATATGCACTAATGTATTTTGTTTTTTTGTCAATTGCCCCATCTCCACCGAAATAACCACTCAACACACCGCGCATGAATTCTTTGTTCCCATTCAAGAGTTCGGGATGAATGAATTTGTTGTCAGAACCTTTTCCGCACAGTGAATTCAATATTTCAGTCAGCAGTTTTGAATAAATTCTCAAATCAGATGAGGTCCATCCTTCTTGACCATTTTTGTTTGAAACAACGTAATACTTCGTGGTGATGCCCCAACGAAGCATCAATGCATTGATGGGTTCAAAGAACCTCGCATCGTTGTTTGAAATTGAGATTTGTGTTTTTGTGATGCATCCTTCTGCGCAATATGCCCCAATCAAATAGCCGAACTCAAAATCGTATGGTATTTTTTCCGGAATTCTTGTTTGTTTTCCTTTGTGTTTCGAATACACAATGCCTGTCTCAAATGATTGTTTTGTATTTGCACCTTTGCGACATTTTCTATTTGTTGCTTCAAGCAATGAGTCGCTTCTTGCATAAGGCACCGCGAAATCAATGTTGGCATGATTTGCCCACCAGTTTCGTTCATGAGAATACGACAATGCCTTCATTATTTCACTCCCGAATGAATACTCTGATTTTTTCAAAATGATAGACACATCAAACGAATCATTTTCTGGCATTTCAAACGCCCTCTGGTTGATCGGAATGTAATCTCCAACCTTGAGGTCTGACCCATTCGTTGCAGCCAATTGGTTTTTGGCATCAATGGACAAGAATGATTTTGCCTTTGTTGCAATGACCTGTCTCCCATCTTCGGTCGTGACTCGTAGCACAGTATTTGTTCCATCCGCATTCACAACTGGGTGGCGCGTGACTGCTTCAACGCGTTTCCAACTCGTGATGCCGAATGCATCAACTGATGGAATGAACACATCTTCATTCGCATTGATGTATCCAAGCTTTGTGTCATTTGGATGTTCTTCCATGCGTTCCGCCTTTTCAATGTATTGGTCAATATATTCTCCGATTTGCCAGACTTTGATTTGCCCGTCAATTCGCAATATTACACGGGTGTCGTATGATACACTGTTGAGCGTCAACTGCGTGGTCGGCTCACCAATGCTCTGGGCGCTGATCATGCCCACCATTTCACCCGGCGCAATGAGCGAGTTCTTGTATTTCAGCACGATCATTTCCAGCAGCACGGTCAGCGCCTTCTTGTTGAAGCGCTTGACCATGAGCAAGTCCTTCGGCGACAAGTAGTAGAAGAACATGACCTTGAAGAGCTGAGTGGGCGCGCAGTAGTGCATGCTTTCCAGGCGCTTGTAGGCCGCCTCAATCATCGCGAATGCTTCGAATGGCGTGATGTCCACAATCGAGTTGTTGTTGATTTGCTGCAGGCCCTTGACATTGTTGATCGTGTGGGCGAATGCCACGGGCAGATACACGCGGTCGTTGTTCTTGTTGCGAAACACGGTTCGGATGATTTCCTCGCGCTGTTCAATCATGAAGTCAATCCAGTGCTTGCATTTGGCATCGTTCTCGGCCTTCTGCTTCTTCATGCGCGAAATGACGCCCTTGGTGAACGCCGCCGTGAACACCACGTCCTTCGGGTCGCTGCTCGGCATGTGGTAGTGCGCGTAAATCTCGTCCAGGCCCATGTTCACCAGGGGGACAACCTGGCTCTCCACTTTGACGGGGTCGATGCCATCTTCGCCGTAGCTGAACTGAATGACGCGGCCCTTGTTGTTGCGCACCGTCATGTCGTACTCGATCTTCAAATCCTCCATGCCCTTGATGAGTCGGCGCTGGATGTAACCAGTGGAACTGGTCTTAACGGCGGTGTCGATGAGACCCACGCGACCACCCATCGCGTGGAAGAAGAGCTCCTCCGGCGTGAGTCCTGAGATGAAGGAGTTCTCCACGAAGCCGCGCGCCCCGGGGGAGTCGTCGTATTTCGTGAAGTGCGGCAGCGTGCGGTTCTCAAACCCGTAGGGGATGCGCTTGCCGTCAATGAGCTGCTGCCCGAGGCACGCAATCATCTGCGAAATGTTCAAGTCGCTGCCCTTGGAGCCGGCCTTGACCATGGTGACGAAGCGGTTGTCTTTGCTCAAACTCTTCAGCCCGATTTTGCCCGAATCATTGGTCGCCTTGTTCAAAATGTTGGTGACCTGGAATTCAAACTCGTCTTCGTTGGTGTTGCCCGTCGCGTTCTCGAAGATGCCGAGATACGTCTGGTCAATGAGGTTCTTCACTTCCTTCTTTTTGGACGTGATGGACTGCGTGATTTGCTCGTTGGTCGAGCGGTCGGCGATGAGGTCGCTGATGCCGACACTGTAAGCGCTGCCCTTCATGTACTCCGTGACGATGTTCTGCAGGTTGTCGATGAAGTCGGACGCCGCCATGTTGCCGAAGTCGTTGCAGGTGCGCGTGATGAGGCCGTTGCTGCCTCCGCCAAGCACGTCCTTGTCCAGCTGCCCGCGCAAGTACTTGCCGTCGACCATCTCAAACACGCCCGGCGATGTTGCAAAGTCGTCGTTTTCGCCGAAGCCCTTGGTCTTGTATTTCATGGTGATTGACGGCATGATCTGCGACAGAATTTGGAAACTGGTGATGCGTTCGGCGCGCGTCGCAAACAGCCCTTCATTGATGCCGTTATATGCCATCAAGAGGTTCATGGCATCGCGCGGCGTGAACGACACCCCCGGGCGGGTCAAACGGTATGAACCGAGCAGCGAGTCCTGGAAAATGCCGATGATGGACTGATTTTTCGCCGGGCTGATGATTTGATACGGGACGGCTGCCAGGTTCTTCAGCTCCGCTTCCGCCTCCTCGTCCTGCGGCATGTGCATGTTCATTTCATCACCGTCAAAATCGGCATTGTAGGGCTTGGTGTCGCCGACATTCATGCGAAACGTGTCGCCCTGGCGCATGATGCGGGCGATGTGGCACATCATGCTCATGCGGTGCAGCGTGGGCTGACGGTTGAAGAGGACGCCGTCGCCGTCCATCATGTGGCGGTGCACAATGTCGCCATTGTAGAGGACAATGTTGTCGCGGTCCGCGTATCGCAGCGAAATGTTTTCGCCGCCTTTGCGCTCCAGAATCTTCGCGCCGGGGTACTCGTCCGGACCATTGCGCACCAGCTTGGTCAAAAAGCGGACGTTCATGTCGTTCACCACCACCGGTTTCGTGATGTTCTTCGCAATTTTGAGCGGAACCCCGAGCTCTCGAATGGACAGATTGGGGTCGGGTGTTATTACCGAGCGCGCGGAGAAGTCGACGCGCTTGCCCATGAGGTTGCCGCGCACGCGGCCGCCCTTGCCATTCAAGCGCTCCTTGATGGACTTGAGCGGGCGTCCGGAGCGTTGAGCCACCGGCGCCGCACCCGGAATGTTGTTGTCGACGAGCGTGGCGCAGTAATACTGCAGGACCGTGTGCCAGTCGGCGATGATGTTGGCCTGCGCGCCGTCTCGGATTTTTTCTTGGAGCGTCTTGTTTGCCTTGACAATGTTGACGATGATGTGAGTCAAATCGTCCTCGCTGCGCTGCTGGCCGTCCATTTTGATCGAGGGGCGCACTGCGGGAGGAGGAACCGCCAGCACCTGGCAAATCATCCAGTCGGGGCGGGAAAATGTCGGGCTGAAGCCCATGAACGAGATGTCGTCGTCGCTGATTCTGCGGAAGATTTTGAGAACAATTTCGGGCGTCAATTGCATGTTCATTTTTTTGGCGTCCTCTTCCGACATGCCTTTGATGCCGTCGCTTTCCCATTCGGCAATGAGCGTGGCCAAATTTTCTTTTCGGATTTTCTTGGGCATGAGACATCCGCAGCCGTTTTCGTTGTCGTCGCCACAGCGCTTGACTTTGCTGGCCACGCCGAATACATAGGACCAGCGCTCATCGGGCAACATTTTCAGTGCCTGTTTGTGCGCGTCTTTGTCAATGAGGAGCTTGCTGCACTTGATGCACACGGATCGCAGAATTTTATGGACAGTTGCCAAATGTTGGTAATAAAACACCGGCGCGGCCAATTCGATCCGTCCAAAATAGCCGGGCGTGTTCATGTAATCCAGTCCATCGGTTGGGCAAAGCATGCCGGGTTCCGAAACGCCCATGTAGGGACAGAACAAGCCGCCAATGACGGGTTTGTTTCCCACATACGTGTCGCGACTCGTGATTTCAGTTACTGCTCCTTTTCTGATTTCTTCGGGCGACAGCATGCTAAACTGAATGCCGACAATTTTTGACACACGATGTTTGGATGATGCTGCCATATTGTAATAATCAGTGTGTTTGCGTGTTGTTGAAAATGATTGAATCCTCCTTATACTTACTAAATAATATTTAGATTGTTTTTGAAATCAATTTTTATTAAAATGATGCATTGTGGATGATGCATTGATGCATTGTGGATGATGAATTAACAAAAAAATTGAACATGAAAATAAAATATAAACACAATGCATTGAATTGAATCAGAGAGATCATCAACCGGAATCAAATATGCCTATCAACATTTCAACGGTTCCCAAGAAGAAAACGACGAAATCAAAGAAGCAAGAAGACGCTGCACGTGTTTGCAAAAAGAATGGGTCTGACCCCAATGCACCTCAGCCACCATCGCCGGACAGTGATGCGACCGACAATGATGGTGAAATGGATGAAAATGTAGCACCCTCTGCATCCGCGGCTGTGGACATTCCAACTCCAAAGTTGGCATCAAAAAACCGTAAGAATGAATACGACCGATTGGAAGTGAATCGGTTGTTGTCTGATTTGTTTCCTTCGACCTACATGTCCGAAAAAGTCAAGGCGCTTGAATCATCTTCAACTTCAAAATCCAGCACAGGAGCAGGAGCAGCAGGAGGGGGAGGAGCAGCAGCAGCAGCAGCAGCAAACACAAACACAAAAGTGAAATCGACCACAAACCCAACAAACACAAATGCAAAAACAAAAACAAAAACAAATGCATCACCGGCAGATGACGCTATTGCTCAAGCGATCATTGAAAATGCATTTGCAGAACCACCGACCACGCCCCCCTCTGCGCGCTCATCCAGTTTGACGCCCCCCAAGGCTCCCAAAAAACCAGCAGTGGTCGCTGACTCCAAACGAAAACAGAAGCAAAACTTCAACATCATCATACACGTTGAACCCAAGGGAAAACTTCAACAAACGCAAACGCAAACGCAAACGCGCGCGGATGAAAATCAATCCTCTGACGCCGACATTTCTAGGCGCCTTGATTTTGGCAGAAAGAAAAAATCCACCAACATCGTCCACGAAGATGAATGTGATCTGCATGATGATGACAGCGACGACGAGGATTACGTGCCGGGAGATAGTAGTGGTGATGACAGCAGCAGCTACGATGAAGACGACGAATACTTTGACGAGGACGACGATGAATTTTACGATGATGACAGTTATTATTCGTCAACGTCATCGGAAAGCGAGGACGAACCCGAGTTGGACGAAAAGCAGAAAAGGTGCATGGATGAGATTGCCATGATGCAACCGTTGCGTGCAACATATGAAGAGATGCTGGCCAAGGACAAAACAAACCGCATCATTGCAAAACAACTGAGAAGTCTGAAAGATTCCGAAGAAAAAATAAAGAATGAGCTGGAAGAGCTGACCCACATGCGCAAGCGCAAGAATTCGAAGAAGTTTCGCAAACTGCTCCGCAGGAAGAGTTCCACCAACGACTTGGATTATTTCAAGAAACGCCTTACCATCAAGCAGCAACGTGCGCTGATTGAAGAGTTGATCGAAGTTGCCAAAGTCACCGCGATTGAAAAACCATACAAGCTGACCCTGTTGGAATCCGACATTCCGCGCGACATGAAGGCAGTCGCTCTGCGCAAGGTTGGCATGTTGCAATACATGGAGCCCGGCTGCGGCGAATACTGCAAACTGAAGAACTGGGTGGATGCGTTCATGCAGATTCCCTTCAACAAGCACAAAAACCTTCCAATCACGATTGCTGACGGCGTGGACAAATGCCATGAGTTCATGACCGATGCCAAAACCCGGCTGGACACTGCAGTGTATGGCTTGAACGACGCCAAAATGCAAATCATGCAGATGGTGGGGCAGTGGATTGCAAACCCGGCGGCAATTGGCACGGCGGTTGCCATTCACGGCCCTCCCGGCACGGGAAAGACGTCGCTCGTGAAAGAAGGCATCAGCAAGATTCTGGGGCGCGACTTTGCGTTCATTGCGCTGGGTGGTGCAACTGACAGCAGCTTCTTAGAGGGACATTCCTACACATACGAAGGCAGCGTGTGGGGCAAAATCGTGGACATTCTGATTCGATGCAAGTCCAGCAACCCCGTCATTTACTTTGACGAGCTCGACAAAATCAGCGAGACGTCCAAGGGTGAGGAAATCGTTGGAATTTTGACGCACTTGACCGACACGTCGCAGAATTCGGAGTTTCATGACAAGTACTTTTCGGAGGTGGGCTTTGACTTGAGCAAGTGCCTCTTCATCTTCAGCTACAACGACGAAAGCCGCGTCAATCCGGTGCTGTTGGACCGCATGTACAAAATCAAGACGACTGGATACAGCACGAAGGACAAGACGTTCATCGCGCAGCATCACTTGATTCCGCGCATTCGCGCCGAGGTTGCGTTTGCAGAGGGCGACATTGTCATTCCCGACGCCGTTGTGGAATACATTGTGGAACATCACACGATGAAGGAGGCGGGCGTGCGCAATTTGAAGCGCTGCCTGGAAACCGTTTACACGAAGTTGAACCTGCATCGGCTCATGCGCCCCGGCACGCAGCTGTTTGAAGAAAAGGAAAAGTCATTGGAGGTGTCGTTTCCGTACACCGTCAGCCAGGATGTGGTGGACAAGCTCATTAAGAAGAATGATTCCGATCGTCCACACATGAACCTGTATTTGTAGAGCGTTTCAAATTGTAAGTAAACAATAGAAAAATTATAAAATTATTTTTTATCAATCATTTATATAAAGATTGCCAACAATGAGCAACACTGGCAAAAGCACTGTGGAAAAACTCATAGCCTACAGAGATGCACGTGAAGCCGAAAATGGGCCCGATGCAGATCTGGACCGGCGCGTTGTTTATGAATTAGAAAAATTGCTCGCCGCACATGCCAATCCAATTGTTGATTGGTGCAATGAACAACTTGCAAACGAAAGACGGCGCACAGAATTAGACCCAGAAAGGTTGGTTCCATCTTCAATATTGGGTTTATTGAATAGCCATGTGTCTCCGTTCGTCCCTCCAAATGGAGGAAAGAGCCGCACAAATAAGCATAAGAAAGGCAAGAAAGGCAAGAAGAGCAACAAGAGCAACAAGAGCAACAAGAGCAACAAGAGCAACAAGAGCAAGAAGCATTAAGAGAAATCAAATTAAATCAAATTAAATCAATCAATCGATGATTTAATTCACATGCGTTTACTGTTGCGGTTGCTGTTGCGGTTGCTGTGGCTGAACAAGCCCCTTGGACTCTCGGTCCAAAAACTTGGCACGGTTGTCCAAGTTGGCGTCATAGCTGGAATAACTGGAGTACTGGGTGTTGGTTTCGTTCGGATAAAATCCAATCTTGTCGGCCTTGTTTCCATACACGTATTCATTGGGTCCAAGAACAGTGCCACTGGTGTCAGGGCTCATCTTTCTGGCTGCTTTTCCATTGTACGCAGTGGTTCCCGAGATTCCCACAGTGTAAGAAGAGTTGGGAGAAACTTGAGTGGGTGCGGGCATCGACTTGGATCCCGATGCCATTGCATTTGCTAAACCAAACATGAGGGTGAAAAAAACCATGAACGGGATGGCCACAAGCACCCATGCGACCGTTGTGTACCCCTTGGTGCACAGCACATTCAAAATCCACGTCCAAAACAGGAACCACAAGATTTTCAGAACGAAAACATACGTCGTGTTTTGAACTGGGCATGAAACATGGCCGGCACAATACACGTTCGTGTTTTGGCTGTTTTGTACCCACGAAACCACGAGTGCTACAAAAGAAATTACGAGATACACGAGCGCAGGAGTGCACAACATGGAAACCGATGCCGATGCGGCTGATGCGGTTGCTGACGGGGTGTTCATATTGTGCTTATTCTGGTTATATAATAAGCGCAGTATTAATTTTGATGAAAGAATGATGAATTTTTTTATTTTTTTCATCTTTTAGAAGGAAAACGATTGTCAAGAATTCGATTGGCACCCCAGCTTGCGGCGCCGCCGATGACACCTCCCGCAACTGCGCGTCCAATAAACACGGCCCCCGCAACCACGACGGGAGCAATTTTGGGAGCAGGAGCAGAAGAAAAAGAAAAAGAGGGTTCGACACTTGGATTCATTTTCACCTTATATGTTGTTTATGCAATTGCAACATATAATATTTCACATAAAAAAATTCTTAAAACTCGGTGCTGAAAGTGCGGTTTCCGCCGCGCTCGTTCAAATAGTCCCACTGCTTTTGGCTGGTGCACACGCACCCGGTGCTGGACGAGTAGTAGCTCGGGCAGCACTCGGGCTTGACCTCGTTGTTGGCGAAAATCAACAGTTCACCGGGGGGAAGAGGAATGGGGCCGCCCTTGTAGAACTGTCCCGACTTGGTGTTGTCTTGGTTGCCGATTTGCTTGGCATAGTTGCGCGCGGCGTTCTCCCAGTTGGTGATGGGGAGGCCAGCATCCATGCTGTAGTTTATGGCAGCGCCGTAATCGTCGGACCCCAGCATGACGTTTTGTTGGGTGAAGGCTTCCTTAATCGCAGTTCCAACGTCGGTCGGCATGCCTCCAACCGAGAACGAAGTGCAGCTGCAGAACAAATGGGTTCCTAAAACAATGCCGATGACAACAAAGAGAACGACAAGCTCAAGACGAGCACTGTATCCAAGAACCTTTAATTCCATATTGAAATGCAATGGTTGGTTTGAAATCAAGATTATATATAATAAAAATATTTTTTATTGGAATCATTTTCCTAAACTCAACAACATCTCAACATCTCATTTGGAGGGCGGGTCAGGAACCAATGACAGGCCGTGGATGTGCATGGTTTCCGCCAAAAAATGCGCAATGATGCCCAAGGGAACTGCGATCCCAATGTAAATCGCGGTCATGACTGTTGCGGAGGCAGTGGACGCGATGACAAAGGGAATGCCGAATGGGCCGAACGCAATGGCAATGGCGACCGCAACCCAGAGGGCAATGATGACGGCGCCCATTGCAATTAAAATGATGACAATGACTTCAAACGTGGAACGAAGCCCGGATTGCAGCGTGTCGTAGATTCCAAGCACGGTGTACAATGAAGCGGTCATAATGCCCTGCACCTTTCCCATTGTGTCCCGCATCTTCAAGAACATCCCAATGATGGGCTGCATGACATTGAGTCCGCGGCTCATGATGTCCGACACAATGGACGACACCGCATCTCTGATGTTGTTGATCAAAATGCGAATGTCATTCAGCGCATTTGCAATGCCGTGCAAAGTATTGATTGCAATGGATTGGGTGTAATGGATCGGGTCCATGAACACGGACGATATGGATTTCAATTCATTTTGCACACAGTATTGAAAATTGGTCTCGGCGAACTGCATTTGTTCCTTGAATGTGCCGTTCGGTTTCATGACGTTTCCGGCAAACATCATGTATGCCGGATTGCAGCGGTATTCAATCCAATTGGTTCGTATCGTTTGCGCATTTGCGCGTATTTTCAAATAAGCATATCCGCAAGCGTATGCAAAAAGCAGAATTGTGGACCATGCAATGCAGCTCATGAAATCATCGTGCACTTTGTTTTTATACATGAATTTGAACCACGACACGTCCCCCAAATTGACGTCAGCATTTTTGGTTTGGCTCATGGATAAAATGAATAATAATCCTCCCTTATTATTATTCATCATTATTTGTTTTTGGAGCGTTTTGCAAAACAACCCCCGTGGTGGGGGGGTATGAACTTGCCTTAATCACAGTGCGCGCACCACTTTTCCAATGGGGCCGGACCACGTGTTTTCCATGGTTTGCACGCTGGTGTCCATGGTGTACATGAGGGTGGTCATGATGCCGATGTTTTTGGACATCATGTCCTTGATTTTGATGACCATGACCTGGATCTGGGTCAGCATGTTGAGGAACACGCCAAAAATGTTTTGAATGCTTCCGGTCAAATTCACTCTAAAATTGTTCATGAAATCGCGGACGTCATTCAACCCATCCGTCAGGCCTCCAATCGCGCCGGTGGTGACCGACATTATGTAATTTGCGGGTTGCATCAAAACGCTCATGTATCCAGTCTGCATGGTTTGGATGCATTGTTGAAAGTTGGTTTCGGTGTCGAATCCGAAAAATGAGGCGGTCATCATGTAAATGGGACTGCACTTGAATAACGGCCAATTGTCTTTCACGCCCTTAATGTATATGAGTGCAAATATGGCGAGATTCAGGCCGACGTAATACGCAATGATCAACAGCATTTGTATGTAGGTTGCAACCTTGGACGGCGGGTCCGAACCAAACTCGTTGGGAACTGCTGTTGCTGTTGCCTTTATCGTGTCATCGATGGTTGTTGACATTTGATTTGTATCAATTTGTATCACTATAAAACCCAAATATAATTTTATTTTGCATTTGGATTTATTGCATTCTATGCATTTAAAACAGTGGTGGATGGAGTTGCATGTGTATTGTCAAACACTGATTGCGACCCGGCTTTCATCAACAAGTGATTGCCAGCAATGCTGTTATTGTTTACTGCGGCATTGTGGGCGCCGGAGAACTGCGGAACGGGTGCAACCGACGGTTTGCTGGATGGCGTAGGAGTTGGGTTCTCGCCACCGCGCTTAGACCGCTTAGACCGCTTTTTATGGTTGCTTCGCTTAGACCGCTTTTTATGGTCGCTTCGCTTAGACCGGTTGCTTCGCTTAGACCGCTTTTTATGGTCGCTTCGCTTAGACCGCTTAGACTGCTTTTTATGGTTGCTTCGCTTTTTATGGTCGCTTCGCTTAGAACCACCAATCTTTCGTCCAGATTGTTGCAGCACCAATGCATTGTGCGCTGCGCTTCGTTGTTGAGATGCAGCAATCACGCTTCCGCCAGTTGTGGTGGAAACGGAGGCAGGCATTGCTGAGTTGATGGTGGGGGCGACCACATCCGGTTTCATGACCACATGTCCGTATGGATTTGGACTCGACATGATTAATTAAGCTTATGTATTTGTAATTTGCTATATGCAATATAACTATATTTTTTAAAAAGCATTTAAAATCGTAGCATTGACAGTATTATTATATTATCATAATTCACATACTTGAAAAAATGAACAGCTTGGACCGCCTTCAGTTGGAGAAAATGATTCAGGCGAATGATGCCGCCGACAACACCTCGCAAATCCGCGACTTGAAACACAGCATGCTCATTCACGCGGATGTTGCCACGCTGCTCAATTTGAAGCGCGATTACGCGCGTCTGGCTAAAACCAACCCCGACCAGTTCGACATGATGTGCGTAAATCGGTGCTCCTTTTTGTTCAATAACTACACCGACATTTTCAACAAGGTGAAAAAGGATGAGATTGATTTGGCCATTTTAGGCAAGTTGTTGGGCGTCCTAAAAATGATTGAAGACGGGAAAGTGGACCAGCACGAGGCGTCCGTGGAAGTCGGCCAACTGCTCAAACAAATTTACATTGACAGCGCGCTGAAAAAATCGGAAAAGCTGGACAAAAAGCATTCGAACACCGGGTCTGGATCTTCATCGGACGATTCTTTGCCACCTGCAAAAAAAGTGTCGTGGAAACAATACAAGGCCAAACATCAACTAAACTAAAATATTTACATAAATGTATAATTTGCAAACATGGATCATTTTGCTATTATTAACGCACTTTCACAACAGATTGCGGAAGACTTACTCGAATCGTCCAAACTAGCATGCGCCATCAAACCGCACAATATCAAAAATGTTTTACCTGCAAAGACAATATCTCTTATAGTATCTAAATTAGCAAAAGACCAGGGAAAATATGTAAAATTTAAAGAAGTGCCAATAGCGTTTAAATTGTTAAATGCATTACCAGGTTTTGTGCAAAAAAACAGGATTGATGCGGTCCTTGACGAAGGAATAAGAACAAATGGGTTAAACAGTTTAATGGAAACAATCTGTGCCCCAATAGGCAAAGATGCGTCACCAGGTGAAGATGCGGTTGCAGGTGAATATGCGGTTGCAGGTGAAGATGCGCAAATTGACAATGAAATTATGACGATGAAATTGAAAGAAGTGGCAAGACTTGTTATTGCGTTTTATGTGGATGCTGATATTGACTATTTGAATGACATATTTGAATTAAAAGGAAAATCTGCTGGTGGCCGCAAACAAAAGTCTCGTCGTGGACACAAACAAAAGTCTCGTCGCAGCCATAAGACACGTCGTGGACACAAACAAAAGTCTCGTCGCGGAGACAAGACACGTCGTCATCGTCATCGTCGCTCAACGCGCAAACATTAATTACCGCAATTCTTACAAACTGTTTTTTTTATTTATTGTCCTATAATATATAAAAATAACGGCAATCCGTCATGTCGAATGTTGTCATCATGGTGTGGAAGCAGCACATGAACGCAGGGTTTGGGGACTTGTTGCGCGGAACCATTTATTTGCACAAACTCTCTCGCCAACTGAACTTCGAATTGATTGTGGACACGCAGCTGCATCCCGTTTCGAAACTGTTGGTTTCACCGCCGCACAGGTTCACCGATTATGTCGTGGAACATCAATCCGAAATCAATGATGCCATAAACAAGACCGACGAACATGTGAAGCAACTCATAGAAATGAACCAACGCGCGACCAATGCCAATCCGCTGTTAATAACCACCAATTTTATAGACGATTACATTCATGCGCCATCGAATGAGTGCAAACTGTTTATGCGCGCCCATTTGATTCCAACGCATGAGTTCAATGGATATTTCAATGAGAGATGCAAGGCATTCCGCATTTCCAAAAATTACTCAATTGCGCATTTTAGACTGGGGGATCAAGAATTGAATGACAATGAATCAAACGTGCACCAATATCGTCAATTGTGCGCCATGATCAACGTTCAACTGACAACAGTGCCGAATTTATACATCATGTCAGACTCTTTGCAATTTAAAACCCATTTGCGCGAACGCATTCGTCCCGAATTGGTTCATCGCGTCATTCCAACCCACCCGATTCATTTGGCGGACCCGAATGCCGACATTGACAGCATGAGAGAAACCATGTTTGATTTCATGCTGCTGACAAATGCCTGTATCATCAAAACACTATCGAGATATTATTGGGTTTCCGGATTTGTCAATTGGGTCAGTCATATTTTTAATGTTCCGTTGGTGGACCTGAAATCAACAATGACAATGAAGACTTGCGCGGTTCCACGCGCAAGCGCCCGTTCAGTTGAGGTTCGGAGCATGCCCTTGTTCAGAACCAACCACCGTTTGCGAATGAGGTGATTGCATTCATACATCCGAAATCAATATAAATATTGCGCAATGCATTTCACTACGTGCATTGCGCATTGGCATTGGTATTGTGTAGATGTCATCATTTTCAACGAAGAGCAACAAGAATAAAATCCTCCTGATCGTGGAATCTCCCGCAAAATGCAGCACCATTGTGGGCCATTTAGGCCCGGACAAGTACGTGTGCGCGGCCACGTTCGGGCACATGAGAGAGCTGACTGGGCTACAAGACATTGACACCACTTTTTCAAACGTGCCCCAATTCCACGTCGTGGAGTCCAAGAAAGCCCAGATTGATAAAATACGCGCGCTGGTTGCGGAGTGCAAGGAAACGTATCTCATGACGGACAACGACCGCGAGGGTGCGGGCATTGCGTATCACGCGTGCTGTTTGTTCGGCCTGCCGATTGCCACCACCCGGCGCATCGTGTTCAACGAGATAACCAAGCCGGCGCTCGAGCGCGCCATTCAGGCGCCGCAGCTGCTCAACATGGATGCGGTCCATGCGCAAATTGCCCGACAAGCGCTGGACATGCTGGTGGGATTCAAAATCACGCCCGCGCTGTGGGACCACGTTTTGGAGCCGAAAACGAAGGGCGCCCCGTCGTTGTCGGCCGGCCGCTGCCAGACCCCCGCCCTGCGCCTCATTTACGACAACCAGTGCGCCATTGATGCCGCCGCGGACGGAACCATCGTTTATGAAACGGTGGGCTACTTCACGAAGCTGAATCTGAAATACGAGCTGAGCAAGGGGCATGCCACCGCCGAGACATGCGCCACGTTTTTGCGGGAATCTGCCGCGTTCGAGCACGTCATTCGCGCGCCGAAAACACACGGGTTCGCCAAGGCCGCCCCGCTGCCGCTGACCACGTCCGCATTGCAGCAGCAAGCCAGCAACGAGCTCGGCTTATCGCCGGCGGAAACCATGTTGGCGTGTCAGCATTTGTATGAAGGGGGATACATAACATACCCGCGCACCGACAGCCGCGCGTATTCCGAGCCGTTCTTGGCGCATGCCCGCGACTACATCACCGAAAAATGGGGGGGAAAATACAACAAAGGAGAGGCAGTGGAGGAGGTCGTCGTAAAAAAGAAGCGCATTGTGGTGAAAAAGAAACGGGACACCCCAAAAGAAGTGGCCGCAGAGGAGGCCGTGGCGGACGTGAAACCACAGGAAGCGCATGAAGCGGTGCACGCCACATCCCTGCACTGCATTGCTGTGCCGGACACGATGACCGCGAAGGAGCAGCGCCTGTATCGCATGATTTGGCGCCACTCTGCAGAAACGTGCATGGCACCGTGCACGGGGAGCACCATGACGTCCTGCATTTCGGCGCCGGAGGGCCGGGACTACCGGCATTCGGTGGAGCGCATCGAGTTTGCGGGCTGGCGCATCGTGGCTGCACTGTCAAAAACGGATGCTGCAACCGATGCGACCAATCGCTGGATGCTGCTGCAGGCCATTGTTCCGGATTCGGCCATCAAATACAATAAACTGCAGTCGGCCATGCAGGTGCGCGAGCTGAAGTCGCATTACTCGGAGGCGTCGCTTGTCAGCATGTTGGAGGAGCGCGGTATCGGGCGTCCGTCCACGTTTTCCAGCTTGGTGCATAAAATACAGGAGCGCGGGTATGTTGCCAAGCAGGACGTGCCGGGGCGGCGCGTGAGTTGCACTCAGTTCGAGCTGGATGGCGGCGTGCTCAGCCAGTCGGTGGAAGAGCGGGAATTCGGGAATGAAAAAAACCGCCTGGTCATTCAACCGCTGGGCCGCGCGGTCATCACCTTCTTGTGCAGCCATTTTGCAGAGGTGTTTGACTACGATTACACCAAGCGCATGGAGCACCAGCTGGACCTGGTTTCATCCGGTCAAAAACGGTGGGGGGACGTGTGCGGGGAATGCTTGTCGGGCGTGGACCGGTTAATGGCGGATTTGAATGCCAAGTGCTTAACAAAGAGCACGACATCGAAAGGAACGAATGATTCAAATGATTCAAATTCGTTGAGTGAACAAACAACCGAGAGAAAGTCCGAAAAAAATATATGCAAATTGCTTGGAAAATACAATGGCACTGACTTGTGCCTGCGAACAGGCAGATATGGACCTTATTTGACATGGGGCGACAACAAGAAATCTCTCCCCCATCTTAAATCCAAAGGTCAAACAGACACCACGTTCGTCAATGTGGACGTGGATACAATCCCGTGTTCTTACGACGAGGCCGTGCGCCACATTGAATCCGGTGCATCCACAACATCCAATGCAACCAACGCCAACACGAATCCATCCATTTTGCGCGAAATCAACTCGTTTACCAGCGTGCGCACCGGACAGTATGGACCCTACATTTATTACAAGAATCCTAAGATGAAGACGCCGGCATTCGTGTCCCTGCGCGGGTTCAAGGAAGACTGGAAAACGTGCGACCTGCGGATATTGGAGATGTGGTCGACCACAACCCCTGTGAAAAAGAAGTAATAACATAAACCATAAATGCATAAAATAAGAATATAAAGATGTATTTTTATTATTTACAAAAATGTCAAAAGCAACACACGTTTTGGAAGTGTGTGAATTCATTGACGAGGATGATGGACCCGATGGTTGGTTAGCGCAAGGTGGTAAAATTAAACACATTGGTTATATGAAGGGGCATTTTAAAACAAAAAAGGATGCTGTTTCATATTATGATAGACACAATCCACATATGAGGTCTTTGAATGCTCACAACACTTATAAAAGTGACTGGGATCCAAATACAAAATTGCTTTACATTGTTAGAGAAGATTATGCTGTAAATGCAACAATAGATTGTTTTTCAATTGATGACAACCCTCTTTGTGAAAGTATTAATGGAGGTACGTGCATTAAGTTTAAATGGTTGAAATAGACATTTACACATATTTGTTGAAATCGTATCATAAAAATGAATAAATGAATAAATTTCTTTCTTCATTTTAGTAAAATGCAAATAAACGCACAGGCGTTGCTTTGCGCATTGATCTGCGCGTCATGTTCTGCTGCGGTCGGGTTGGAACCGCCGGCCAATGTCGTTTCAGTGGGGCGAGCGGCTTCGTTCTCTTTTCTTGGTGGAGGCTGCTTCGTCCCTAGGTCTATCACTAGCCTTAGTTCTGCCCAATATTTCCAATCCATAGACGCGTTCGCCTTGACCGGCTTGGCAATGCGATGATGATTCATATAAACCATACCCATATGTTGAGTGATGTGATGCAGTGGACAGTAAGACACGTTCTGTGTCAATCAATTTATATGCGGTGGTATGTTTCCGTTGGATTGCACTCCATAAATCAAACAAAGGAACTACGCCGCCAGACAAACAACCAATGGATTTTAAAGAGAAATATGCTTCCGCAGTTATAATGCCAGCCATTGAATTTACCTTTGGGCATTCATATTTAATGTTATTTTTGTCATTCATTTGGACGATGATATTATCGATGGGTGTTGTGCAATAGGTTGTCCCCATTTTCACAATAAACGACCTCGACTCAGTGTTTTTTAATTCATTCAATATATTTGTCTCTTCCAAGCTAAAAAAATCATATACGGTGTCGTCAGGGTTCAATTCATAGGCAACTGGAAAACGTTTGAATGCCCAGTTCCGTTTTGCAGTGTTATACTCATCATTGTCGGCCAATACACCATTCACAAAAAGTGGATGTTCAATACCGTTTTTCCATAGGCCCTGATATACATGTCCGTCTGTATATCTCATTATGCCGGTTCCGTGTTCTTCATCATTCATCCATTCACCAACATATTCTATTTTTGTTGCGCCTTGGAAGTCCGGATATGTCATTGTGCCATCACCATTGAAGCAACCATCGCTAAAATTACCATCATATACAACTCCATCTGGATATCTATATATTCCATGTCCGTTGAACCAACCATTCCGCCATTCGCCTTCATAAATATTTCCCAACTCGGGACTGCTTAATATTCCACGTCCTGTGCGTACATCATCCACCCATTCGCCTTCATAAACACGTCCCAATTCATACGTCATACGCCCTTGTCCATTTTTTTGAAAAAGCTCATCCAACTCGCCTATGTATATATTTCCATTGACATATGTTATTGCACCCGATGTAGGATCATATTTGCCAATAATTTGACCAAATTCCATTACATCATGACCACCGCGCTGAACCCGACGACGTGTTTTCCTGTGTTGCATTTTACGGGTTGAACTGAAATATTTTTTACCAGATTTCTTTTTGGTGGTGTGTTTCATATTGTGGGTATTTATGTATTAATATTTATATTATAATATTTTTATCCAGGTGGCCTAAAGTTTGTGTGCCGATTGAACAGGCACCCGTGCGAAGTTATTCCGGTAAGATCGCGAGCAACCAAGTGGACCATTCCACGGTTGCGAAACACGTGCTTTGCAATTTCACGGTCGCGCATTCATCCCGGCGATAGAAACGGAATGCGCAAGCTCTTGGACCGCGCAATTTCGTCGCGATAGCAGTACAGTGCAAGCGTAAAGCTGAAGTTTTGCCCGCCAAAATTCACCAGGGTTCCGTCGTGATATCGAAACCGGAATTTGAACTTGCTCAATTTGTCCAACGGAGGAAAAAACGAGCTCATGCCTTCCGCGGTGTCCTGGGGCTGATTCCCGAATTGGTATTCTAACTGAGACACAATTTTGGTGGGTTTCGTCAACATTGGAATTTTTGCAAACGCCCCATTCACGATTCCGTTGTAATCGTTGTTTCGACAGTTGCTTGTGTTTTCGGAATACGGCTGCATCTCGTCCATGTAGTTGTACTTGTCTATTTCCATGTACATTGCCGTGTCGCCGGTCAAGCTGGGCGGGTTTGGCGGAATCAGCACGTAGCCCGTATTCCCGGCTCCAACCGGCAGCCACGTGGTTCCCTGAGACGCCGAACTGGAATTCACGTAGTAAACTTTCTGGTCGCCAACGACGGCCGTGGCGGCACTCGTGTTTGTGGGAGCACTCGGGTAGCAGCCGTTGCCGTTTTGACATTTCACAAACCCCAAATTGTATGCCAGACCCCAGTTGGTGTATTGGTTCCATTTTGAGTTGGCGGTTGGTTGTCCGGTTGGAGTAGAAAGCGGCGGGCACGCATAGCAAGGTGCGCTCTCGTAGCTTTCGGGCGTATTGTAGATGATTTCGAATGGGTCGGACGTGTTGCCGAACAGCAGTCGTTGCCGGACTTCGTCGTAAAACACCCGGAATTTGTTGTAGCTGGCGAGCGTTGGATCCAGTTTTTGCACTTCCAAATTTAATTTATTTTCCAGTTCGGTTGCCAGCTGCGTGGGACTGTAAAATCCGGGTTCAATGCTGACCTTTAGAGGTGGATGCGTTGGTCCCCATGAATCCAAAATGTCCACATACACCGTGATGATTGTGTTTTGATTCTGGCTTGAAAACGTGTAGTAATACGTGGGAAAGTTGTATTCAACCAGCGCGATTGTTTCCACGTTGGTGTATGTTTGTGGCAGTTGGAGTTCGAAATGGTTCGCATTGGGCCACTTGTTGATGTCGCGGTCTTCGGAGTGCACCGTCAACAGCTTTCGGTCGATCGAGAATCTTTGCTCTCTGGGGATCAATGGGTGGTCATTTTTTAGCACATACTTGCTCATGATTCCTTAATTCGAATATATTATTTATATATTATGTTTTATTTAATACTTTATTTGAATGTTTTAATGGTTTGATGTTTGAATGGTTTTGATGTTTTTGAAGTGGATTAACATTTTTAAAAATATCTAATCATTAGTATAAGTTCATTCAAACAATAAAAAAACAAACAACAAACAACACAAACAACAACACCATCACATTGCATCTCTCAAATGGCGACGACACCGAACCAAACCATTCGACCAGCAGTGTTGAAAACATTGCAATATTTTCCCGTGGCAGGATACGTTGTGAAATGGGTGATGGACATTGCATCAAGCGACAGCATGACTGCGGTTTCTTCCATTATTCAGGATTCGTGCATGATCTTGTATTTAGGCTGCATGCTGTGGGGATTGATGTCGCCAAATGTCGATAAACTGCCCATGTTGGGGATTTTTGTCGTGGTTTCATTGATCGGGTTGTATTCAGCGTCCATCATTTTTAATGCGCAGTACATGCAGATCATCGACAACACCAACAAGGACGACAACAAGCCAAAATCTGCGACATTTTGGGTCCTCTCTGAAATAATCATTTTATACCTCTTCATGTCGAACTACATTGTCAACGTGAATGAGCCGGCCGTATCCACCAGATGGTTGGTCGGGTTGCTGCTTGTCATGATGCCGCACGCGTGGATTATTGCAACCAATTTTGTCAACATGCGGGTGCGACCCACGGATGATGCCGTGCGCAACATCAAACCCCCTCAAATGGACTAATTGGCGCAGGAATGGAGCCGTTTCGTAAAAGAGACGTGCGCATCAACATGACAAATATTCCGAGCGTGAGCAAAAAACTAATGATGACAAATATCACTGACAAATAGATGTATGGATAAATTTCTTGCATGATCAAATCAATGACCGGATGAAACAGCTCTTTCAGCTCCCGTTTTACGTCATCTCGTTTCATGACTTGGAGACATTGATCAATTATTTTCTCTCGCATCATTGACATGCCGTTTTGTTTTGGGTCTTTATTGTGTGTTGTTCCTTTATATTTTTTACATGAACGTGCTAAAAAATATACGTCATTATTGCGTGTTTATTTTCTCTGAATGCTGCAACAGCAAACCGCACACCAACCACCAACCATCATGTCGGATCAGGTGCACTTGCCGGACACAACATTTGAGCACGCCCGTCTGCATTTGGCGCCCCCCAACGGTTTGCAAGGCGGCACTTACTTTGCCATGCTGTACTACAAGGACGCCCCCCTCTACATTCAAACTCCGAAATGCGTGTCGAGGCAGGCGGTGGTTCCAGGGAAGCGCCCCTACATGGATTTAATGTTCAGCAACCATGATGTGGCGTTTTTGGAGTGGCTAGAGGCACTGGAAGCAGACGCCATTCGCATGATTTATGAAAAACGGAATGTGTGGATCAGTGGCGACATAGAAAAATCAGACATTGAGGCGGGTTTCACGTCGCCGGTTCGTCCGTACAAGGGGGGGAAGCACTACCTCATACGTGCCAATATTCAGCCTTCAAAGCATTTAGCAGGAACGCAGTCGTGTTCAGTCTTTGATGAAAATGAGCGTCCAGTTTCAATTGAACACATTAAGGCGGAAAATCAAATGTACACTGTGCTCGAGTTTCAAGGCATCAAATTCACGTCGCGCAGTTTTCAATTTGAAGTGGCGCTCAAACAAGTGTTGCTTGTGTCGAATGTTCCGATATTTCAATCATGTGTCATCCGAAAACCGACATTTAATGCGCAACCCGAACCGTCAAAGCATCAACCCGAGAGCCATGAACAAGAACCAAATAACCATAAACCAGAACCAGAACCAGAACAAGAACCAGAACAAGAACCAGAACCAAATAATCATAAACAAGAACCAGAACCAGATAAACAAGAACCAGAACCAGATAACCATGAACCAGAACCAGAACCAAATAACCGTAAACAAGAACCAGATGACCATAAACAAGAACCAGATGACCATAAACAAGAGAACCGTAAACAAGAAAAACAAGAACCAGAACCAGAACTCCCGAGAGAAATCCAAAAAGAAATGGAAGAAGTCACGATAGATGTTTTAGAAGAATTGGAGCAAATGCATCTCAAACTGAAAAAGCCAACCGAAGTGTATTACAACATGTATCGAAATGCAAAACAAAAAGCAAAAGAATTTAAGAAAAATGCCATTGCTGCATATTTAGAAGCCAAGCAAATAAAGGCAACCCACATGTTGGAAGACAGTGATGAGAGCGATGATGGCGATGTTTACGGCGACAATGAAAGCGACGACGACGAATGAATCGTGAAATGCAAAACGCACAACAATGCAATAATAAAAGTTAAACCAAAAAAATATTTTATCATGAATTTTATATAACAGACAATCATAATGAACAATTTATTGTATATGCTTAAAAATCACTTTGTTGTGATAGTTTTAGGAGCAATCGTGTTGTATTGGGGGCTTTCTCAGTACAAGTCTTCATCGGAAGGCATGGAGATTGTTGACCCCAACAAACTGTCGCCCCAAAAGCGCAAGCAGTATTACCAACAGGCTTCGGGCCAGCACACCGCCGACATTGGCAATGTCCATCCTGCCACGGGTTTAGAGAACATTCAGTATGCGCCCTCGAACGGCGCTGGCACCACCATGCAGGGCTTGCCCCCTAGCTGCACCCCCCAACAGACCGTGGACCCCCTCGAGCTCTTGCCCAGGGATGTCAACAGCCAGTGGGCCCAGCTCAACCCCACCGGGGCCGGTGATCTTAAGGGAGTGAATCTCCTGAGTGCCGGCGCCCTCATCGGCATTGACACCATTGGCAACACTCTGCGCAACGCCAACCTCCAGGTTCGCTCGGAGCCCCCCAATCCCCAGCTCAACGTTGGTCCCTGGAACAACACCACCATCGCGCCTGACCTGATGCGCGTGCCTCTGGAGATCGGCTGCGGCGGTCAGTAAAGACCAACATCAAGACCAACATCAAGACCAACATCAACATCAACACCTACTTTAAACATTGATTTATACATTTTGCAATTGATAAATGTATAATATTTGAAGGTGCCAGACACCCCCATGCATTAGTTTTAGTGGGTTCTTGTATGGCGTGTTTTCTTTTTTCTGTTTTTATTTTTGTCGTTTTTGACAGATTTTCTGCGATTATGCCTACGTTTTGGTCTTGTTTTTCCTCCTCTTGGTATAGCATCAAGCGCACTTGAACCAAGATGACCGGTGCTTTGCGTTCGACCCAAAATAGGTGGGTCGCCTTCGATGCATCTACATCCATTGGTAGTCAATACTAGGTGTTTTTTCATGTATTCATCAATTGTCATTCCAGGGGATCCATCAGGGTTTCTAGGGTTAAACTGCGGATTAAACCAATAGGGGTAAATGGCATGTTGAATGATGTAAAAACTTCAGAAAGCAATAGAGGCCTATACACACCATTTCCATGGGCATCATCAGTGCGGACTTCATATGGTGCCATTGTCAAGATGTATTCTTGGTGGTCCGTGTTCCATATGACACTACATCTTCCAGAACTATAATTGTCGACAATGTCTAACCCATTTTCTCGAAAATGTTGGAGATTACTTGTGTCTAATAAATTGGCATATCCAACTAAATTCCCATTTCCATCAAATGAAACCATGATAAGACTACCAGGATTTTCTTTAAGACCACTTTGTGTCAAATTAGTCATTTCATCGTGAAAAACCGTTCCGTTGCATAATACATATAAATCAGCAATTTGATAGCCTTCGTTGCTTCGATACAATGATATTGGTGAGCCAGGTGCAAGATTTTCATCTTTGAATGGCACAAGAATATCCTTATAAAATCTAGATTTATTAATTGGTTTCTCATGATAGTCGCGAATTTTTCCAAAAAAATTATTTTTTAGCATTGAAGGTGAAAGCCTACCAAGAGATGACAATCCTGCATAGTTGAAACAAATGAAATTGCCTTTAACATCAATCATCTGCGGTTGAATCGGCCTTTCAGCATGACATGCTAAAAAAACAAAATGATTGATTACATCATCGCCCACACCGGGAGATACGGGATCAGAGTTTCCTCGCGCAAAAGCTTCAATCTCGCCAGAATTTCTTACAGAGTATCCACACATTGCACCAACATTTCGAAATTTAGCAGCATAATGGGATAGGCGTGTGGGTTGCATGGTGGTATACATTTTCATGATAAATAAAATCATTTAATGCATGAATATGCTAAATGATTTTATGACATGTCATTTTAAAGATTTTTCACAATGATGAAAATCTGAAATCGTGTGCTTCCAACGAGATTCGAACTCGTGTTATTGGATTCAAAGTCCAATGTGCTGACCACTACACTATGGAAGCGAATGTGTGCCGCAATTATACGCGCGACATAATACATTGATGCATTTTCTTTATGTTTGTTTATATATAATCATAATAAGTGATGCATAAGATGACCCGTGTTGGAAAACATAAGCACCGACGCACAACCCAACGCAGACGAATGCGTGGGGGCATGTTGCATTTGAAGGATGACGCGCTTCGGGCAAAACAACTGATGTATGCCATGCTGTTTTCACCTCACATGCAATCCAATGTGCCGCTTGGCGTTCAATTTGAAATCATCCTCGACAATTCTTCCAATTGCGATTACATAAGAGACGGACGTGTGCCATATTATAGTGCCACGCCAATGGATTACAAAAAAAGAATGACAACCGTGCATGAAATGTTGGAATTTTATCTTGTCAGCCACAGTGAAAAGCAGGAATTGGGAAATTTAATACACGAACTGGTTGACGGGTGCAGAGCCGAATTGGAATTAAAAGAAAGTGTGGCAAGTGTAAAGGAACTCGTGGGTGGAATTCAAACGACGCATCTTGCGCCACCATCCTCTTTATCTAGGAGAATTTCGTCGCTGATGTTTCAACCAGACCCGCCTCTTTCTCCGCAAGAACTCATGGAAAATTTCAAATTGGATGTGGATAATTTTGCATTCAAAGTTGCGAATTTATACAATTTATATTATGACAAAAAACGCAGAGGCCGCCAACCAGTTTACACACACGTCAGTTCTGAACTGCATCAAGTGGCTCATTACAAAATACGGCCTGAAATGGAACGCATTAAAAAATCATTCGAATCCAGACTCAAAATGTTTGAACTGTTGAGAGATGTTGCGCTGCCAGAGATGATTAGAATGCATCATGCGAATGTAAGCTCTCATTCAGTCATTCCAGAAGCATTGTTCAGTGTTGACAATGATGAATTTGAAGAAAATGTTGAAAGGTTTCGCGCACAATTGGATGAATTCATACTTCAACAAAAATACGTAATGGGTCTTCGGGTTGCTCCCAGTCGGATGCTTCGCACAATTTCGCATGTTCCTAACCGGATATCGCATTCATCGTCTTCATTGCGGCCTCTTGGTGCCGCGATTCGGGATGAAAGGCGCAGTTTAAACCTTTTCAGTGTAGACCCCAGCGACATTGCGCGATTAAAAGGACATGGTGCACTTGCAAGACTATTGGCAGAACGTTTGTCTAGTCATGGCAGCGATAAAACTAGAAAAAGAATCACGTATGGTGTGAGTAGCTGGCACAAAGACAACGACAACGATCCAGAAAAAGACAAATAAATGATATAAACATTTTTTATGAATATGACCCAACGCAACGAACGACCATGGCTTCCTTAGAACAGCGCATCCAGCGCTGGGTGCAGCTGGACAATGCAATCAAGCAATCGAACGACCAGGTGCGCGACCTCCGGGCATCTCGCAA